TTGCTAACACACCTACTAACACACTGCTAACACACTATAAAAGGCTTATTATCAGTATGTTACAGAGATTCCAAAAAGTCAGCTAACACACTCACTAACACAATAGCTAACACACTGCCCAAAAACTTTTCTTTTGTACTAACGTAGTTAGTATCTTTCTTTTATAGTATATATATTTATTATTATATATATAATTATAATACTAACGTGCGCGCGAGAATTTTTTGGGCGGTTGTTCTAATGCAAAATAGTGATGCTGAACATTGCTCCATACTCATCATACTGAGGAATGGTAATGATGGTTTTAGCTCTTGCCCCATCTTTAACCTTCTGAATTGTGATTAAAGAAGTCCACTTTGAAGGAATGTTCTCATCAAGTTCTTGGCATACTAGGCGGTATACTTCAACAGCACCTCGGTCAACAAAAACTTTTCCTTCCTCATAACTGCAAGAAGTTATCTTGAAGGATAGCTCACCTTCGGTACCTGCATCAATTGTCAGTTTACCTTCCTTCACAGAAATAGAGTGCTCAATTTGCATTGGATCGCAATCTTCGGCATCCTTGTTGACAACGAAGTCACCTGCTCCAAAAAGCCAATGAATTTGCTCAGTTTGCGTTTCAAAACGCATAGAAAATGTACCAACAGAGATTTCTTGCGGTTCTAAAGCCATACAAGCCGAACAAACCAATAATTCTACTACAAAAGAAACAAATCTTCTCATAAGCGAAATTTTAAGGGTTATTTTGAATTTTAAACATCATACCTACACCTGTCAACAGCCATTCGGCATTAACGTTATAATCTTCAACTAGCCAAGCAAGCCATTCTGATTTGATAGCTCTTCCATCTGGGCACTTCTTAAACGTAGAGAAATTCCAATAGTTGATACCATGAGATTCGGTAAAAGTGCGTATTCCTCTAGCTTTACGCTGGTTGATAGCAACATCAAGAGCAAGGAAGAAACGCTTTGTTATCGCCATGCCTGTTGGCGTTGTCGTAAGTTTCATACGCTATAAATATTTCCGTGTACGTTAATTATATAGAAATCGCTTTTTTATCTGCAGGAGTAATAGTCTCCCCATTAGCTAGCTTCTCGAAACATCTAGCAAGATGTTCGTATGCCTGGCGTAGCTCCCTTATCTCCACATCTTTCTGTGCGTTAATTTCGATGAGACGATTTATAACAGAAAGCGAATCTATTTGCTCATTTGGCTTTTCTGCTCTAATTGAAGTCGCAGGAATATCATCATTAAGCATATTCCCTTCTCCAGTTAACAGCCAGTCGATATTATACATAGGCTTAACTGTATGTATAAGATTTGCCATACGAGCACTGACCTTTTTGGTTTTTCCTCGCAGAACATCATACAGAGCTTGCGACTTACGTCCATCAAGACCAATCTCTGTACAAAACTGAGAAGCGTTCTTGTTTTCTTGCGCCAAAATGGCACTAATAATGTCTTTTCCGTCCATTTTATGATAAACAATGTTAAAGCAAAGAAATTTCTTAGTTTTCTATATAGATATTTCAGAAATATTTATTATCTTTGCACCGTGAATATTTAAATAACAATGCAAAATTACAAAAAATTATTTGTATGGCAAATAAAAGTGAAGAAAAAAAGCAAAAAATGACCCTTTTGGATTATTACGAGAACCTTCCAAAGTCCTCGTACCCAAAGAAGGATTTCATTCAGCGCATCATGACAGAATGTGATGTATCATTTACTACTGCTCGAAACTGGACCAAAGGTCATACAAAACCGATGGTTGATTGGCAGATTAAAAAACTGTCTGAAATAACAGGAATACCAAAAGAACAGCTATGGCAGTAGAGTTTTATATGTTTGATGATGAACTTTGGTTCATTAAGGATGGTACCGAAAATCAAGCTCTCTCGGAAAAAGATACAGAAGTCATTAAGAAAATGATTGATGCTATCCGAGAAAGATACCCCGAAGCCTACAAGGCTTTATCTAAGGAGTATCAAAAGAGTGCAATGAATGTTCCTTATTATCAGTTCTTGATAGTCAGAAGATTCTGTAAATGCAACTTCGGAAAGCTTGATACAACCACCTACGATATTGATAATCTCGGCAGGCTTAACTTTGAAAAAGTTGAATGCCCACTGCGAGGAGAATGTAAGAACGAAGGCATTATTTGCAGCCCAAAGTTTAACTCCAAACTCTCTCCTGCCGAAGAAAGGGTAATGAACCTTATCTATCAAGGTTTCACAAAAGAAGAAGTTGGTGACAAACTTTGTCTATCTCCGAACACAATTAAACAGCATGTCAGATCAGCTTACTGCAAGCTAGGTGTTCATGATAAAGGCGAGTTTATAAAGCTAGCTAAAGATAATGGATTTTTTAATAATTTAAAGCACTAAGAGCAATGAGTATGATTAAAAGAAGCAATGAAATTGCTATTCAGAAAAACGTTAAAATGATGGTTTACGGACAGGCAGGTATGGGTAAGACAACTTTTGCCCTCTCAGCACCTAAGCCTTTGTTGCTTGACTTTGATAATGGTGTCAAGCGTGTTAATACCGCACATTTGGATGATAATGTCGGTATCGTACAGGTTTCTAGTTGGAAAGATATTCTCAACTTGCTCAACTATAACAAGAAGGATTTGGAGGAGTTTGATACCATCGTTGTAGATACTATCGGAAAGATGATTGATTTCATCATCGCCTACAGATGCAATGGTCGCAACCCTCAGATACAGGATTGGGGCACCATCAATAACGACTTCAAATGGTTCACCTCATCTTTGTCACAGCTTAACAAGAACATCGTCTTTGTCGCACATCGTGACACACGCAAGGAAGGTGAAAGTACTGTGTATATCCCTGCACTTCGTGAGAAGAACTACAACAATATCGTTACAGATTTGGACTTGCTTGGCTATCTCGAAATGAGAAGTGAGAATGGACAGCAAATCAGAACTATCACTTTTGACCCTACAAGTCGTAACGATGGTAAGAACACCTGTCAGCTTCCTGGTTGTATGCAGATTCCGGTTATTCTTGATGCAAATGGACAGCCAACCGCTCCTAATAACTTCATCACTACTCAGATTCTCTCACGTTATCAGTCTATGATAGCTCAGAAAGAAGAAAAGGTCAATGAGTACAATAAGGCGCTTGAAGAGATTAAGGAGGGTGTTCAGTTGATTACTGACGCAAGAGGGGCAAACCATTTCATCGAGCACATCAAAGATTATGCAAACTTGGGTAACTCCATCATTCTTCATGCAAGAAGTCTGTTCACCGAGAAGGTAAGTGCTTTGAAGTTGGTTTACAATAAGGAGACCAAGCAATACGAAGACCCACAAGTAGCATAAGCTATGGAAGTAGTCAAGTTTAGGTTCTATGCGACGCTTTTGGATGCGTATCAGAACTACCTTGATAGTGACATCATTTGGAGTAAATATTGGGGATGGTCTGAAAATCCACCCCATACTCCAGAAGAGTTCAAGAAGATACAATTTCAATCGTTAATAGATAAGATAAATCGAGTACCATTCGATAGTGAAGCTGCTGACAAAGGCACAGCATTCAATGAGGTTATTGATTGTATGGTCCTTCATCGTAACTCGGAGAATATGGAAATCCACACTATTTACCAAGATGTTGAAGATTATCACTATGTTGGCGAAGGAGAGGTTAAACCATACAACAAACGAGTGCCTATCGGTGTTGAAGCAAAGTTGAACGGCAGAAGTTTCTACTTCCCTATTCAGCTAGTCCGACATTATGCAGCCTACTATAAAGGAGCATTGCCACAGGTTTATATACAAGCAGTCTTACCTACCATGTATGGGAAAGTAATGCTGTATGGGTATATTGATTACCTTATGCCGTTCTGCACTCATGATCTGAAAACAACACGTCAGTATGCGGTCGGCAATTACAAGCGGCATTGGCAGCATCGAGTCTATCCTTATGCCCTCATGAAGAATGGTTGTGATGTTTACGACTTCGAATACAATATCTCGGAAATTGGAAAGACGTATTACAGAAACTACACAGAGAGTTATACGTTTAACCCCGAAAGAGACATTCCTCTACTCACTCAACACTGCGAGGATTTAATAAAATTCTTGCTTGATAACAGAAGTTTAATCACAGATAAGAAAATATTCAATTTGGTTTAATATGGCAGAAGAAAAGAACACCAATATCGTTGCACTCCAAGAAAAAGATGTGCAATTGGTGGTAAGCAAAGAAACTATCGGTCAGCTTACCACGAATATCAAAGAGGTTAAAGCTAGAGTTGAAAAGGCTTTGCCTATGTATGACATCAGCAACTATAGCACCGATGATATTCCAAAGTGCAAGGAAGACAAGGCTTTACTCAACAAGGCAGCTAAAGCACTTGACGATAAGCGCAAGGAGCTTGAAAAGGTTTGGAATAAACCTTTTGAGGAGTTCAAGACAACCTGTAACGATACGTGCAAGCTTATCAAAAATGCGGTATCTCTCATTGATGGCGTAATCAAAGAAGATGAAAATCGCACCAAGAAAGCTAAGAGAGAAGAGATTGAAAAGCTTGCCGAGAAATGCGGAGTGGAAACCATCGGTATCAAACTAGACCTCATCTTTGATGCGAAATGGCTCAACAAGACAACTTCAATGAAGTCTATCGAAAAAGCTATCACAGAAAAGGTTGATAACATCAAGAAAGACCTCGAAACCTTGAAGTTATTTGCAGAAGATTACGATGCACTTGCCGCCCGATACAAGGAAAATCTCAATCTGCAGGAGACTATCGCATACGCAAACAAGCTGAAAGAACAGCGTGCTAGCTCAGTGTCCCCTAGTAAGAAAGAAACTGCAACACCACCTCCAACATCACCTCAGAAGGAAGTCGCGGAGAACAATGCAGCCGAGCAACAGGAAGAGCAGCCGAAGAATGGTAAGATGTCTTCTAATGAAGAAGATGCCATGGATGCTTTCGCTGCCGCTATGGGACAGTCGGTTGCACCTCCTACTCCAACCGAGACACGTACTTACGTTTGTACCGGTACAAAAGAGGCAATGGAATGTTTGGAACGCTTCATGCGTGACAATGGTATCACTTTTAATGTTCAGTAAAAATGGCATTTCAGATTAGTGGAATTATTCAGCATATAGGGAATACGGAGAGTATTCCCTATCAAGGCAAAGTCTTCAAAAAAAGAGAGCTTGTCTTGGATTGCTCCTATCGTAACCAGTTCACAGGGCAGATAGAGAGAACAAACTATCCAAAGTTCGAGTTTACAAGCAATCACGTTGATGATCTGAACGACTTCAATATTGGTGATATTGTGACGGTATCATTCTCCTTGAATGGTTCACGCTCAGAGAAAGATGGGCAAGTCAGATACTTCACTAACGTTCAAGGTTATAAAATCGAGAAATATCAATCTCGTTATAATCAGCAACAAGGTGGAAATCAGACCGCACAAGCGGCTAACGGAAATCAGCCAACACCTACACAAGGGGCATGCCAAAGCGCACAACAAGCAGCTATGGAGTCTGCAAGAAATGCAGCAGCACCTGCGGCTCCTAATTTTCCTCCCGCTGTAGATGAGAACGGAAACCCGATTCAAGGTAATAATGACGACTTACCATTTTAAAGTTTAGACTATGGCACTCTATAATTTGAAGAACGTTTATGACAGAAAGAGGTTCAAGGAAGCCTGTAATCAGATGGTTCTGAAGAATGAATACGTTGAACTGAAGAAAAAGAACACTCAACGTTCTTTGGCTCAGAATAGCTACCTGCATTGTCTGTTAGGCTACTTTGCTTCTGAATTTGGTTTTACCCTCGAAGAAGTTAAGTTTGATATTTTTAAGAAGATATGCAACAGGGATATATTCGAGAGAAAGCGAATTAACAGAAGGGGACAGGAAATTACCTACATTAGAAGTAGTACTGAACTCGATAAGGCTGAAATGACAACTGCAATAGAAAGATTCAGAAATTATAGTAGTGCTCAGTGTGGGCTTTACCTTCCTGCACCTCATGAAGGTGAAATGTTATTTTTTGCTCAACAGCAGATTGAGCAGTGCAAAGAATTTATGTAATTTTAAACAGAAAATATTATGTTAGCAGATTTGGATGGTCACAGACCAGAGAAGATTGAGTTTTGTTTGACCGAAGCTCAGAAAGAAATGTTCAAGGACGTGTTGGTACTTTGCGAAGGTGCAAAGAGTGCAGACGAACCTATCAAGGTACTGCATGACAAGTTCAATGCTCTCTTCCCAGACAATGAGGTTGTTGACCGCAAGTATGATGATTTCGAGATTCACGCTATCCGTGAAGAGTACTGCATCAAGCAGGAGAATGATGTGCCTAAGCGCAAGGAAGAGCTGGAAACCGTTCTTGCACAGATCAAGACGATGAAGAAGAATGCCGAAGAAGCATACGCATCAGCACTTCTCGAAGTCAGTGATTTGGCAGCAAGAGTTAAGAATGGTATCACGGATTTCCGCTTACCTTCTACTAAGACCGCTCGTATTGCTCTCAATGGTCATTACCTCTTCTTTGCTTGGGTAGATGATAAGTTCCAGCTTTGCAAGGTTGAGAAAATTCCAGATTGGGATAGAAGCGGCTTATGGAGCCAGGAAGATGTCAATCAGCAGGCGATGAAGGAAGTTTTCGGTATTGAGTTCCCCGAAGTAGAAAAACCAAAAGCAAAGGCTGAGGAGCAGACTGATGATAATGACCTTCCTTTCGGTGACGATGATGAGGATGATAATGATGAAGACGAGTAATCATGTACACACTCAGACCATATCAGAAACAAGCAAGTGATGCTGCCGTTAGAGCGTTCACAGGCAAGACTAAGAAGAATGGACTTCTTATCTTGCCTACGGGCGCGGGCAAGTCGCTTGTAATCGCAGATATTGCAAGTAAGCTGGATAGTCCGCTACTCATCTTTTGTCCGTCAAAGGAAATTCTAGAGCAAAACTTCGCTAAACTGCAAAGCTATGGTGTTTTTGATTGTGGAGTATATTCCGCTTCTGTTGGTTGCAAGGATATAAACAGAATAACCTTTGCTACTATTGGAAGCGTTATGAACCACATGAAAGACTTTCAGCACTTCAAGTACGTAATGGTTGACGAATGCCATCTTTGTAATGCTAAAGGTGGACAATACAAAACCTTCTTCGAAGCCGCGGATAGACAGGTTATCGGCTTAACAGCAACACCATATCGACTAGGAAGGGGACTTAATGGTACCTCGATGCTAAAGTTCCTTACGAGAACTAGACCAAGAATATTCGATGAGGTTCTGTACTATTGTCAGATTTCAGAATTGCTTGCAAAAGGTTATCTTGCCGATTTGAGATACTTCGATTGCACTCAGCTAGATATGTCTAATGTGCATACCAACTCAACAGGAAACGACTTTGATGAAAACTCCCTAAAGTTGGAATATGAACGAAGCGGATTCTATGATCAGCTTACTTCCACGACCCTACGTGTATTGAAGCCAAAGAATAAAATACCGAGAAAAGGAGTTTTGGTCTTCACTCGATTCACGGAAGAAGCGGAAAGATTGACAGACAAACTGCAACAGAAAGGTATTAATTCTGCAATCGTTACAGGCGAGACTCCAAAGAAAGAACGTGAAGCTATCTTGGAGAAGTTCAAGGATGGCACCATAAAGGTTGTCTCTAATGTCGGAGTTCTAACCACAGGATTTGATTATCCTGCACTTGACACGGTTATCTTGGCAAGACCAACGAAGTCTTTGAGTCTCTACTATCAGATGGTGGGACGAGCTATCAGACCTTTCAAGGATAAAGACGGATGGATAATCGACCTTGGTGGTAGTTTCCGTTCCTTCGGAAAAGTCTCTGATTTAAGAATAGACCTAGAGGTGCAAGGTTCATCAAGATGGTGTATCAAGTCTCTAGGTAAACAATTGACTAACGTAAGTTTTTGAATTATGAAAATTGAAGCAAAACAGATTAATGAGTGGGTTAAAAGAGCCTACGATAATGCTGTCAAACATGGATGGCATGAAGAAGAAAAGTCTAATGCGCATTGGTTGATGATGGTCTGCACGGAAGTAGCAGAAGCCGTTCAAGCTGACCGCAATGGGCGTTGGATGGATGACCTTGATAAAAGTGGGCTTGATTGCGTTATCGCTAACGACCACCACGGAGGTTTGGTTGAAAAATTCTACGGCGAACATATTGAGGGAACTGTTGAGAGTGAATTGGCAGATATTTGTATTCGTGTCTTTGATTTAATGGGTGTTTGTGGTGTTGTGGCAAAGGACGGATTTTCCACATTTGACTCTGAGGTTAAATATGCTAAACAGCATAGCTTTACTGAGGACGCTATGGTAGTTACTAGAACTATTGTTTCGTGCAACCTTAACTCATCTATAAGTGTAAAGGCAGAAATGTTCTGTGTCTTATATACAAGTATTCTTTCCTCCGTATTTGAATGGGCAGAAGCACTTGGAATCGACCTCGTTCAGCACATCAACTTGAAGATGCGTTATAACGAAAGCAGAGAATACCATCACGGAAATAAGCTGTATTAAAGAGTCCTATGGTTATGAATAAATACTATTTCAACCGCAATCCAAAAGCGGCTCAAGCCGAAAAAAAAGAGGTAAAAAAGACTACTTCTAAGAGCAAACCTAACTTGGTTAAAAAGCTCGATCGGATATTCTCTCTTTATATCCGTTTACGTGATGTTATGGCTAATGGTTATGTTCGGTGTATATCCTGCGGGCAGATAAAGAGCTTTGAAGATGTGGACTGCGGTCACTTCCATAGTCGCCGCCACATGGCAACTAGATTCAATGAAGATAACTGCCATGCCGAATGTAAATACTGCAATCGTTTCTCTGCGGACCACCTCATAGGCTATCAACGAAACCTCATTCAAAAAATAGGGCAGCAAAGATTTGATTTGCTAAACGTGAAGGCGCATTCTACATGTCACTTCACTAATAGTGAACTAGAAGATATGATTGTTCACTATACGGCTGAGGTTAAGAAACTTAGCAGTCTCAAAGGTATCAAAGTTAATATTTGATAATATTTGCAGCAATATTATTTAATCAATAAATAATTTATTATCTTTGCACCGAAGAAATTAAATCTCTGAAACGTGGAACTTTCGGATAAAAAATATTCAGACCTCAATAAGTATTGTTTGGGTTCCACCTGCGCAAGCAGCTAAACAAGAAAGTTGAGGTTTTATTGTATAACTATGGCAGATTGGATAAGACTTCCTCGCAGCATGTTTGATTGGGATTGGTTCGATAAACCCGAAATGCTTTCCCTCTTTCTATATTTGCTCAACAATGCAAAAGAGAAAGAAGTGAAGCATGATGGAATCGTCGAGCATAGAGGACAGTTTTTAACTAGTCTTGGAAAACTCAGCGCTACTATTGGCGCAGGGAAACAAGTAGTTAGAACCTGTTTGTCAAAGCTAGTAAAAATGCAGCTAATAGAAGTGAGTACGGAAAGGTTATACTCCATCATCACAATCTGCAATTATGACAACTATTTAGCTGATAAAGCTGATAAGCCTAAAGATGAGCTAAAGAATGAAGATACTAAACCAGTAGAAGCACCTAAGGAAGATAAGCCTAAGAAAACGAAAGAGGAGATTGCAGCAGCAACCGAAAAACGAAAGAAGAAATTCGGTCAAGAGTTAGTTCCTTATGTCGCGACTTATGGTAAGGATATGATCAGAAAGTTCTATGACTATTGGTCAGAAACGAATAAGTCCAAAACTAGGATGAGGTGTGAGACCGAAAAAACATGGGATTTAAATCTAAGGCTACAGAATTGGGCAAGACGAAATAAAGACTTCGGAGCAAAGCAATCTGGCACGGCTCTACATAATTCGGAAAACAAAGATTATAACGAAGGAGGATGGTAATTATGAATGTAGATTTCAATCAAATTATTCAAAGGTTCGAAAAAGGAGAAGCCTTGTTTCTCGCTGACAAGGTGAGAATAAGGATTCCTAATGCCGAACAAAGGCTACGAGGAGGTCTAGACTATTTTGTCAAAAGATACACCTTTGGCAAGGAATCTCATGCAAAATGGATGGAGAAGAATTATCGCCCTATTGTTGATTGGATGTCTGACAACGAAGGCAGGGGACTTCTTATTACAGGTGGGTGCGGTCTCGGAAAGACACTAATAGCAAAGCATATTCTACCGCTCTTACTCCAAGACTCTTGCAAAAAAATCGTGAGTATCTTTTCAGCCCAGGAGCTAAATACAAAGATTGACGATATTCTAAAACTTCACATCATCTGTATTGATGATGTTGGTACAGAAGAGCTTGCGAAGATTTTTGGTAATGTTAGATGCGCATTCTCTGAGTTATGTGATGCAGCAGAGCAAAAGGGAAAGCTTCTCATCATTACCACTAACTTAACTGCAACCGAACTCGAAGTAAAATATGGAGAACGAACTATAGATAGGTTAAAAGCCATCACTAAGTTTGTTCCTTTCACAGGTAAATCATTAAGAAAGTAGATATGGAAATTAAAGAAGACAAAGATTTCTTGTTTGCTACAAAGCAAGCTAGATTAGCAACCTTCCTTGAAAATGATGAGGAAAGAAGAATGTTCAGAAACGCCATTTACAACGCTATCAAGTGGGGTAAAAGACACTAGTATATAAATCTATAAACAAAAGAGCAATGAAGATGTTACAAGACGTTACAGATTGGTTCAAGGCTGAAATTCTTGGCGACCAATCATTACAACAGGAGAGAAAGAAACTGAAATCACAGAAAGATTTCGAGAAGCGTATTAATGAAGCAGCTCATCATGTCTGCCTCTCAGATCGTCCTAATGATGATGGGGCTCCATATCCTGTTATCTGCATAGATGGCACCGTTATCTATAAAATCTGCGAGAATCCTCGAATCGAGAAAGGAGAAATCAGCCTTGAAGATGTAGGGGAAGTTTTGGTAAGGCAACGCATTCATTATGCAGAAAACAATCTGAATTACAGATAGTTATGCGGTTTAAAAGTTAAATAAAGTTGCTAAAAAGCGATTAAAGAAAGTAACGTTTGGTCAATCCAAAATTTCTTTGTATCTTTGCATCAGTTAATTAAACAACAAATAAGTTTAACAATTAAATGATAAGAGCAATGAAAAAGGTAAAGTACGTTATTAAGGCAACAAAGTTCAAAGATAACACATACGAAGATGTTGTTTTTGAAAATCAGCTACTCAGTCAAAAACAAGAAACATTCAGTGACGTAAAGCACATCTTAGATTTGGATTTCGAGAATGCTTTAGACGAAGGCAAGAAAGTTCAGTATGACGGAGTAGAGCTTGATATCTTCAATGAAGATGGTACAATCCTTAAAGAATGGATTCAAGACGTAGCATAAAGGTAATGGGGTGACTAACCATCACTCCACAATATATAGAGCAATGAAATACGAAGAAACGTTTAAATCCGAAGTAGCTTCAATTGAAGCTATGCTTTACAAAGCCAAACAACGTAGAAAAGAATATGGTGCATTGAGTGCCATCATATACATGAAAGGATGGCTTAAAGTTGTCTACGAAGAACTGAAAGATTTCACATTGACTTAACAAAAGATATGAAACATGTATGTAGTAATTGCATATCTTCCGATATATGCTATAGTGAAGGCAAGAAGCCTAATGACACTTGCCATCAATGGGAATGGAGATATACAGGTTTATGGTTTGATAATTAAAAAGTAAGACAATGGGAAAAGAGAAAGTTACAGTAAACGATTTGAAGGTTACACTCTCAGAGCTTGGTGTAACATCTGGCTTGAAGCAGGAAAAGATTATTCAACGCCTGCAGGTTAATGGCTATTTGATTGCAATGGTAACAGATGTATTAGATCAGCTCATCAAGGATGAACAGGGCATGTTTAGGCTGTTAAGTGTTCAGTACAAGCAAGAGCAGAAGATGCACTACACTCAGATGCAGGATGCAGCCAAAAAGTACTACTTCCATTTGAAACCCTTTAATAAGAGTTTCTTCGGTGACGAGAACATTTGCGCCAACCTGGAGGATAACGCAAATGACATCTATGAAATCATCAAACTTCTTGCGGACCACACTAACGACCATAAGGATATGGAAGTGATTAAGAGAAACCTCAGAAAGAGAAAGTTGAACCATCATATTTTCGATTAAGATTATGTCAGTATATAAAGCAAACGTAGATTTATCAGACTTATTTCACGATATGTCTTACAATTATCAGAAAAGCTTCCTTGTTGAAGAGTTCTGTTCTTTACCTATAGAACATCAGGTAAAAGTTGTTGGCGAAATGCTGAAGAACCTTAATGGCGATCAGACAGCCAGAGTTATAGAAGACGCTTTTGATAACTTGCATGAGCAAGCACAGGAGCACGTAATCAACTATGTAAACGGATAAGGATATGATGTTTGGAGAAATGATTACTCGCAGATGTCTGCTTACTTTGGATGGGGGGGCAAAGATTCAAGCCGTCCTCACTATGCCGAAGCCGACAAAGCCGATTTTCCCCGAGGAAATGGAACGTCAGTTCATTAATAGTTTTAACGAATCGCAGCAAAATGCGGTTCACAAGGTTATTAAGTGTCACATAATGAGAAATTAATGATATGGAAAAGAATATTAATTTAGCGAAAATCTTAAATGGTAAATCAGTAAATACGAAGTTGTGGTCTCCCTTATTTGGAGACGCATATACTTCAAGCATATGCAGCGAAGATACTATAATAGTAGTAAATCACCATGCTGAATCATCTTCTTTCTATAATAATGGCAAGTACTTTGATTATGCAGAAGCAGAACCTCTATTGTTCCCATCTAAAGAAATGCGTGACTGGGGTAAGTTCGCCTGGAAGAAGGGCGATTTGCTTATCAATAGTTGTGGATTTCAGTGCATTTTCAAACAATGGGCATCTGATGATTATACAAAGTTCAACGGATGCTATTCTAATAGCAGGGATGGTTACGAAGACGTAACAAATGCAGAAACAGCTAAGTTTGACAAGTTAGATAACAATATTGCCTATGGGTATATCAGAGAGATTGAAAGAAAATTAGGAGGAATATTAAACCTCACCACTTTGAAGATTGAAATGAAGTCAAAGGTCGAAATAAAGCCTTTCGACAAGGTGTTGGTTAGAAATGATAAAGAAGACCAATGGTCTGCAAATATATTCAGCTATCAAGTTAGAGATATGTATCATTGTCTTGGTGAAGACTATTGGAGATACTGCATTCCTTACATCGGCAATGAATCATTGTTAGGTACAACTAAAGACGTGGAGGGCTAGGTATGATTAGAGACGGTGCAAAGATAATTGTAACACCAACTGGTGTATCACTTAAAGAAGCCTTAACTAGTGATGAAATCAATGCAATCAATGAAGCTCATATCTATAGAGATTATGATATCATTCCACATTTTAAGCTCGCGGGTAATCCTCCTAGTGGCAAGGAAAGTCGCAGAACTAGGAGAATGTTAGAACTTAGAAAAAGAAAGGGTAGATTATGATAGATAAATATAAAAGAGAAAAAGCTGCACGACAAATATCAGAAAAGGTTGCAGATGCTAAAGGTTTTGATGATTCAAAGCCTACACATATTGCATTCTTAGAGGGTCATGTTGATGGCTTTAATGCAGGTGCTAAGTGGGCTATCAATGAGTTTTTGAAGGACTTATGGCATCCTGCTAGTGAAGAGCCAAGAGAGTTCGCAGAAGTCCTTGCAGAAGCAAAAATAACAGAAAGCATTAAAACCTACATTTCTTTCAAGAGAAATGATGCTCTGTTTAAAAATTGGGATGCTTATAGTTCGGGTGCTAATACTACTCGTTGGTTGTATATTGATGATTTATTCCAAAAAGAAGGAGGTAAGCAATGAAAGAGCTTAAAGATTTGGTTGTTGGTGATGATGTACTAGTTACAGGTAGGTCTTACAGACGTATCGCCAAAATTGATAAAGTGACAAAGACTCAAATTATTGCTAATAACGCTAGATTTAGAAGAGATTCGGGCTGGCAATGTGGTAGCGATAACTGGGATAGGAAAAGTATATCTGTTCCTACAGAAAAGGAAATATCAGATGTTAAAGAAGAGAATCTTCGTAAGGTTCTCATCTACTCTATCAGATCTTTTGATTTCAAACGCTTATCAACAGATGAGTTAAAACAAGTGTACAATATTGTAAAAGGCAAAGAATGAAAGAGAAATTATTAAATATCAAGAACAAGTTAATCGCTTTGTGGTGGTTCTTGACAAGAAAAAACTACTATCTTCTGTCATACAATGGCAGAGAAGGTAAATTTTTGGAAAGCGGTAATGTTGTAATGCCCGAGTTCATCGAATGGGTAAGAAAGAAGCATGGTGTGCCTACAAACCATGAGATAATCATGGATTTAAAGAATATCGGAACCCTATACAAAGATTCCGATGTGTTGGCTTACAATGAAATTAAGGCATTGATTGAGAAGCTTAAAAAGTAGGTATAGGTATGAGCATAACAACACAAGTAAACCATCATTGTCCTTTCTATGGAAGAAGATGTTACAAATGTGGTTATTGGAATAGTAGAGGAAAAGAGTGTGAGATAATAACTCATCAAGACAGAAAGATTTGATGTTTAACCGCCTTCTGGCATAAGAAGCACAAAGCGTATGAATACAAACAGCTATTTACGAATAGAAAATGGATTTGATATATCTAAGATAACTGGGGCTATACCTCAGAATATTGGAGAAGGATTTCAGTTTAATCTCTCTGGTAAAACATATACAACTATGGGTAGCTATACTAAAGACAAAAAAAGACTCATGAATATCGTAATTAGTTCTTTTTGTGGTCTTTGTGGTGGCGCAATACATTATTATGCAACATTGTCTATTAATGTAGACAATGTGTGTGATAACAGCTCGGCAAGTGGTTATTTGGGAGGAATTGAAATTCCAAATGAATATCAAACCATCAAAGGGGAGTTTGTTAGACCACTCACTCAGAAGGAGAAAGACGAACAACCAGATAGATGGGATTATTGGTATCAAGTAGGGGATTTAGTTAATGCCTTTGAATCTCTTGAAGAGATAGAGAACTTAATTAAAAACCTCAAAAAGAAGTTCTCTTCTAAGGAGTGGAAAGTTGAGATAAGACGCAATTATTAATTGCCTTCGGACATAAATAGAGGTGTATTATGGGTAAATATAGTTTGGATATAACGTCAAAGAATAAACCATTTATAAACATAGAAGTTGAAGACGATAGAGTTCTTCTTGGTGCTTACGAAGATGGGAAGATAGCAAGAAAATTGTTCTTTATCAACAAAGAACAGTTGGAACTTCTCATAAATGGTTTAATGGCTGTAAACATCCTTATTCACAATGAGGTGGATTTAAGTCAGTTTATACATCAAGGAAAATAGTGTTTAATGCCTTCGGGCATAATTTTAAAAATATGACAAAAGAAGAATTAAAAGCAAAGGTTGCCAAGCAACAAAGTATCATCAATGATGCTAACAATCAGATTTGTTCTGATGTGAAGGAGTACATAGAAAGTCTTCCATACAAGGTTGGTGATAAAGTGAGCTGTTCAAGATGTAATGTATGTTGGATTAAAAGCATTGTTCCAGAACGAAGTTATACAAGATATTCTGGTGAGATTGAAGTAAGAATCAACCCCGCTAAGAAAGATGGCACTCGCTCCAATAGAGAGTTTGTGCTACGGAATATGGAAATTGATAGTATCAAAAAAATTAATTGATAGTCCTGCAAAGGATAAATAAGATAGTAATATGAATATAGATAAATTAGAAAGAGCAAATATCTTAGCCAAGAGTTTGATTCCTAAAGTAGATGAACTCTTAGCTATGTCTCCAAATTCATACAATGGTAAACTTGCTGATGCCCTTTGGGGGCTATCACAGTGTGATAAGGAATTTGAGACTAAATTCAATCAGCTTCTGAATGAAACAAAACAGAGATTGCAAAAAGAGTTTGATGAGCTTTAGAAATAACCATCCGCAAGGATATAAATAGATAGAAATATGGTAGCATTATTAACAATTTTAGGAACTATCTTTTTGATAGTTAGTGCAATATTTTGGTCAGCAACACCGAAGTTGAGAACAGTTGAAATTGTAATTGCATCAGTTGCAGCAATACTTATGACATTATGTTATGTAGGCTCTGTGCTTGCACAATATATGATAGAATTTACGAAATAATTAACTAACCACCATCTCCAGTAACAGGGAGAGGTAAAAAGAAGAGAATATGGCAGAGATTATTTACTTTGGAACAAATGGGTGTTCCGGACATTATCCTATTGGCATTGACAAAACGCTAACTGGGGACGAATATGGGATGTGGTGTGAATGCGATAATGATGTTTGGATAAACAATATCCGAGAGAACCCTGGACGGCATCTTATCAAACACCACGGCGAGGTCTATACAAATTATGGTGTTCCGTTCTCTGTAGATGAAGACAGAGTTGGTGATCATACCGAACTATTTTGGAAAGGCATTCATACAGAAGAAGAAATCATCAGCTTAATAAAGAGCAATTCATTTTTATCAAAGCAGTTTAATCTAAAGTAGTACTTAAAGAATTGGAGGATTGATATGACAAAATTTAAGGTAGTTAGATATTGGGATACATATCCCGATGGAGTTGTTGCAACTTGTGACACAGAGGAGGAGGCTGAAAAGATATGTAATAAATATCGTAGAAACCGCGAGCCTATGTACGACTATTTAGTCAGAAAGGAGGGTGAATAATGACTAGAGAAGAGTTAAGATACAAATACGAAAAAGAAATCTGTGAGTTATGCTGTTTAGAGTATTATACTAGCAGAGCACTCCCAGAATCACTTTGCGAAGGTCAGTTTTGCGAAGAGGCAGAAGATGGTTTCGCAGATAAACATAATATAAAATTGGAGGATTAATTATGGACAGGAATCAAGCTAAAGAATTTTATCCTTTCCTAAAAGCATTTGCGGATGGTAAAGTAATAGAGACAAGAACTGACCCAAATGTTGTTGGTAAAGGTTTGGAAGACATGAATGATTGGACAGAAATGAATGAGATTGAACACTGGAATAATATACAGTATCGTGTCAAGCCAGAGCCTACCTACCGCCCTTTCAAGGATGCTGAGGAGTGTTGGGCTGAAATGTTGGAACACCAGCCGTTTGGGTGGGTGAAGACTAAAGACAAAGGAATTAGATTGTGTATGAGTGGATTGAATCAAAAAAGTGCGTTTACACAAGTTGGTCATAAATATGATGAAGCCTTTGATGAATTCACCTTTGCCGATGGCACTCCATTTGGCGTAAAAGTGGAGGAATAGTTATGGCATGGGTAGCAAAAGATTATATCGGAGAATGGATATTCAACTGCAAGCCTGATATGTGGGCTGGTGATTGTATCGAACATAATTATTGGTTGCCACAAGATAGACATGGAGCTTATGGTTTTCAACTTCCAAAGGGTAGCATTAAGAAGCTCATCGGAAGAGAATTGTTTTTTCCCGATGAGCCAGTCGAACTTAAATAAGAATAGCTTATGAAAGTAAAGAATTTACCAAAGAAGATTTACCTCAACATCTGTAGCAACGAAGATGAGGTAGATTACAATAAGCTGAACGGAGTAACGTTCAGCTCAGAAAAGATTGGTGTTACCGATTGTGATACGGAAAACGTTCCTTACGTGAATGCTGCATTATTATGGCACGACCTAAAAGAAGATAAGCCACCATTAAGAAAGTGGGTGATGTTCCGATATAGTGGAGGTGGCGTAAATCCTACGGCTCTTCACTACGGAGCAATGAGTGATGATGTATGGATTGTCACAAGAGGAGACGGAACACAGCGTATTGAAGTTCTGTACGAGTGCTACGATAAGATAGAGTGGCTAGATTTTGATGAACTAAAATAGTAATAGCGTATGAATGTCAGATTAGCTAAGAAGATAATGAAACGTTGCTACGGAAGTCCTCACTATTTAAGGATGGTATTGAATGGTTTGAATGTATCGAAAAAGCTGCCTAAGATTAAGCAATACTGGGAGCCTAGATGGGCTTTGTATTATGCTAGCAAAGGTGGTGGTTATGGCAGAGTTGATCATCGTATCGTAAAGGCAGAAAAGATTGCTGCAAGATATTCTCGCAAGCTAATGAATTGCCTTGCTAGGTTGGCAGGTAAAAATCCTTTCGATATTAGAGAGATATTAGGTAGTTCAAATAAACTAAAAAAATATGATTATGAAACAAGAAATGCAAAAATCAATCTTCAAGATTCAAACAGCAGTCGAAACTCTGACAAGACAGAAAGTTATTGATAAAAATGTGTATGACTTTATCCATGGAGAAATCAAATCTCTTTCGGAAAGTGTAGAGAATATAGTGGAAGTAAATAACCCCGACGAAACTCTTCTTACCTTCACAGATAAGGAGAAGTATGTAAATCAGCATATCAATCTTGCTGATACATCTGTTCTTTGCAAAGAGTTGAATAGAAGAAAAGACTTTGGTGACGATTTCTTTGTAGTAGCAATAGAGGGAAAATAAGTTAGCTTATGGAAAGATTAACTAAAGTAATGGATAAGTATTTATCAGAAGCAAAGAAGAAGGTTCTTACCCTCGCAGTCAGCAAGGAATGGTTCGATATGATAGTGTCGGGCGAAAAGAATGAAGAGTATCGGGTAATTAAAGATTTTTGGATGAGTCGCCTTCTCCTTATCAAGGATGAGAAATTCAAAGATTTCGATAAGTACGATAAGCTTCATATCGGTAAGACATTTGAGATGCTTATAGACATCAATACTATCAAGGAGAAACTGAATAATAGTACAATGAAGTTCGTACCATTCACTCACGTTCTCTTCAAGAACGGCTACTATGACGATAGTCCAAAGGTAGAAAAAGAGATTGAGAGTATCACCATCGGTAAGCCGAAGAAAGGTCTTTGCCCAGGCAAGTGGTTGGATCATGAATTTTTCATCATCAAGTTCAAGTAATATGGATAAGACAACAGAACTATCATATAATCACCTCATTTCGCAACTCAGAAAAGAAAACGCTGATTTGAGGAATGAGGTGCGAGAATTAAGGAAGTTGCTAACAAGAAAAGGTGACAAACCGCCTAATTAACACTCCGTAACACCATGTTAAAAGCAGTTTTTGCGCTTTTCTTGTCAAATTAGCTTCCTGTAGTTTTCGGTAACATTAGTTAAGTTAACGAAACGGCAAATACTTCACATAAGCCTTTCTAAGCTGTTCTATTTTCTTCCCCATATCCTTATATCATTTTTCAGAAAAAGCCCTATACAGAGGAAAATAGGCTTTATTTAACACTCTAGTAATCAATAAGTTATATAAAGTTAAGCAAGAAAAATAATGAGGTTATTATTTGGTCAAATGCAAAAAAATGACTACCTTTGCACTATCAAAAATAAATAATAACAATTTAAAAGATAAGAGCAATGAAACAGACAATAAACGTATCAAACAAAGCTGAGGTTGTAGCAGCAGTTACAAGTGATTTTGATGGAGGTTATAACTATTTCGAAGGTGACATTCGTAAGGGTAATCTTAGAGCGCATGTAGTTAACTGCTTCCATGGTAACAAGTTGAGAATCCAGATTACCTATTGGGAGGATGGTAAGAGCGTGGCAGTTGAAACTGCTTCAACCTGCTCAACAGCTAAGGGAATTGTTAGTAAGGTTTCTAAATTCTTAAACGTTAAGTAATCATGACAGCATTAGATTTCAATGATAGAGGACAGGCTTTCGTCACATTCGATGAGTTCGACAGCTACATGAACGAGCATAAGGAGCCTGGTGATTACACCGAAGAGAAAAACGGAATCACTTACTACTATGATAGCTTTGGTTGCTTGCTCGCTAAGTACGACAACAACGAAGGTTTCGGAGTAACGTTTTGAGATACTTATAAATCAAACGCAGAAATGAGGCAGATTGAGGCAAAGACTTTCGTTAGCGAAGAAATACTCCTTCATGAATACGACTACATGTACGGAGATAAAAAGGATCAGAAGGTAAACTTCACCTACATCAACAAACGTACAGGAAAGGAAAATACTAAGTATGGAGCTTTTGATTACCAACATGCTTTATGTCTAGCTAGAGAAAGACGTAATGATGGTAGATACAAGAACTTCGAATATATAATCGGATAAAAAGGTAACGACTGGTCCAACCAACTAGTCACAATAAGAGCAATGAAATGTTAGACAGAACAAACATTCACTTTAAGAAAGCTGTAGAAGCTATATTGGAAAAGGTAAAAAGAAATAAGGGGTATGTAACGTTAGGTCTTGATACAGATTACTTAGACATCTGTTTATTTAAAGAAGACAGCGAAGTTTTTTATCATGACATGATTTGTAATTTTCATACTAAAGACGAAATCCGTCAGAAGGTAGATAACTTCAACAAAATGTATTACGCATGCAGACAATTAAAAAAGAAAGGAGATCGCCATGAGTAAGGAGTACATTGGAACAGATTGCTATAATCGCAAGATGGAGCTTTACCATATCGGCAATGAAGTTTATTGCGACCACATCAAAAACGGAGTTGTCGTCAAGACAAACAGCATCACTGTAGATAATCGCATTCTTGGATTGTTTGGCAGTCCTCATACAAGCGGAGCATATATCTACGATGAGATAGCAAGAATGTATGGCAAGAAGTTATAAATAACTGCATATAAAAAGTAAGAGCAATGAAGACAGACAACGTTTTAGAGCATTTCGCTGAAATGATGATTTCACGAATGCAAAAGATGAAGGCAGGAGATTGGAAGATGGGTTGGTTCACCACATCTTATGGTGGTAACCCAGTGAACCTTGGAGGGCGTGAATATAATGGAATGAACTCATTCTTCCTGTTCCTCTGCATGATGGACGAAGAAAGATTCAAATATCCTATCTTTGCTACCTTCAATCAGATAAAGGCATTAGGAGCTAGTGTGAACAAAGGAGAGAAAAGCTTCCCTGTTCTGTTTTGGTCCATTCAGTACAAAGACAAGAATGGAAACAAAATAACAGAAGACAGCTACAACGGAATGACTCGATCAGCCCAACTAGACTGCAAAGTCCAACCTTTCTTGAAAAGCTACAATGTGTTCAACCTCAGCCAAACCAACCTCGAAGAGATAGCACCTAAGACGATACAAAAGTTGAAGGATAAGTTCAGTATCAAAGATAAGGATGAGTTGCCGACAGACACGGCTGGTATGTACGTCAACGAGAAAATTGATGATATGCTCCTTTATCAGAAGTGGCTCTGCCCTATCCGCTATGACAAGTATTCAAGTGGAGCTTTTTACAGAGTTGGGGTAGACGATATTACAACACCACTTAAAAGTCAGTTCAAGAAGGGCAATACAGAGCAGGAGATATTCGAGGACGGACAGGAGTACTACTCAACCCTTCTACATGAAATGGTTCACTCAACAGGGCACAAGTCTAGATTGAATAGAGGGTTTGAGAATGAGAAAGGAGAAAAGGACTATGCAAGAGAAGAGTTGGTTGCGGAGCTTGGAGCAGCTCTTATCGGAAACGTCCTAGGCTTTAGCAGTCGCATTTTAGATAATAACGCTGCTTACCTCGATGGTTGGATCAGCAAGCTTAAAAAGCAACCAAAATTCATCGTTTCTGTTTTGACAGACGTAAACAAGGCAGCTAAAATGGTATTAGAAATCGTGAACAAAGAAAAGGCACAATTACTAATGCCTGCATAAGATATTTTATTGCTCTATCTAAGGCGGTATAAGCGGATTTGCTTGTATCGCCTTTATTCATTATCATAAAAAACATAAAAAGCTCTATAAGCGAAAATAAATATGCAATTTCTCAGTTAAATTTATTTGTTGATTAAATATTTTTAGTATCTTTGCACCAAAAGTAGTAAAGATATGAACATCGAAGAAATACTCAAGAAAACTGATACTATCAGCCAAAAGATAGAAGAGCTACGCAGAAGGACTGTAATGGTCCCTTTGTGGAGTTATCTTTTGAGTTTATATGAGCCAGCAAGCCATAAGGTAATGACAGATACCATAAGCCTTCGTGATAAAGACAATGGAGAAAAATCTTCCCGTATCGCGGTTGCCCTTGAAAAGCTGCTCACAAACAGAATAACAGAATTTACATTCTCTATACCAGTTAAGAGAAAGTACAACACTCCAGAAAATGATATTCAGAGGGAAATCCAAAAGGCATTAGAAAAAATCTACGATTGTGCTCATATTGACAACATGAACTACAAACGTGGACTAGCCTATTTCGCAAGCTGTGAAATCTTCACCATCTGGTATTCTGTTAAGAAGCATAACTCTCTATATGGTTTTGAATCAAACTACAAGTTGAAGTGCAAAACCTTCTCCCCTATGGATGGAGTAAGATTGTACCCTATCATTGATGAGTATGATGATATGCAAGCTATGTCGTTTGAGTATGATAAGACCGTTTCCGATAAAGAGACGGTAACATTCTTCGAAACCTTTACAGAAAACTATCATTTCATTTGGAAGAAAAGTAACCTTAGTGAAATGTGGGAGGAAGTAACTGCACAAGTTGATGAGGACGGGAACACTGAGAGTGGTGAGGAAATCATCATCCATAAGATTCCTGGAGCATACCTGTCTCGACCTCACGCCATCTACGAGGGGCTTGATAATATCCGAAGCGAGTTTGAGTACAATATCAGCCGCAATAGCAATGTGATTGCATATAACGCTGCACCAATCGCAAAAGTCAAGGGTGGCATAGTCGGACAGGAGAAAAAGGGAGAAAGTTTGCGTATATGGAGAGTCGAAAATGATGGCGATATTTCATACGTATCATGGAATCAGTCGCAAGAAGCGGTTAGCGGTCAGAATAAAACCCTCCTCGGATTGTACTGGATGCTTTCTCAAATGCCAGATATTAGCTTTGAGAATATGAAATCTCTTGGTAATATCGGCTACGATGCAAGACAGACGTTGCTCACAGATGCACATCTGAAAGTTCGCATGGAATCGGGCGCTTTCAAGGAGTTCTTTGAAAGAGAGTTCAATGTAATCAAGGCATTCTTGAAGGTCATGAATCCAAAATGGGAAAAGGAGATAGATAACGTCACCTGCGACCACATCATCACTCCTTACATACCAAAGGATGAGAACTACGACATCACCATCAGACAAAAGGCTAATGGTGGTAAGCCGGTAGAAAGTCAGCTTGAATCCATCGTTAAGCTTGGGCAGTCGGAAGACCCTCAGCAGACAATGGAGGATATTCGACAGGATGAACTTAATGCGGCAGCAGTACAGCAGTCTGCTTTTGCTATGGGTGAACAAACAATATAAACGCAATAAACTGCACAAGTTATGAAGAAAAAAATCGCAATTTGGCTATTCAAGTTAGCTAGAAGACTCTACCCTATCAGTGTAACTGTCTTTGAACAGAAAGAAATCCTAGAGCCAAAGGTATGTGCCAAGGCTTATAGTATCGACAAGAATTACATTCGCCACTACAAGCGAGACCATCATGTCAAGTCCATGAGAGAAGCTTTGCGTGAGATAACAAAGGAAACTCTCGCACAGGCAAAGAAAGATGTACTCAATACTATCGAATCCAAGATCATGAAGCAGAGAGTATATCAGAAGGATGGCAATACGATTGTAGAGGTAAAGGTTAATTGCTATGTCTCCAAAGAAGAAGGTTAAGCCTATTCCAAAAGAACCTCAGTTCTGCAAATTATGTGCCCACGTTTCCAACCCACGTAATCTTAGTGTTACGGGAGAGCCAACGTTGGGCACTTGCCCTTATGAGGAGTTTGCTATCCTCTATCAAAGGGAATGTGTAAACGAACATTATAAGCCGAAATAAATGAGACCAAATATCCCCAATCAAAAGAAAGCATACGATGCTCTGAACAGACGCTTAGTTAACTACGTGGCACAAGTTCAGAGCATTTATGATAGAATCGCTAGCCAAGTTGCTACTGCTATAGATGGTGTCGGTTATGATGGTTCTGCGGAGTTCTTGTTTGGGGACTATCCAGAACTAAAACAAACCATCAATGGCATCATGACTAGTTATGCTGCACAGATGAATAACCTCATCTATGCAGGTACCACAAATGAGTGGAAAGAAAGTAACATCATGCAGGACCTACTTGCAAGAAAGGTACTTCGTGCTTATGATTTTGAGAAGGGCGGAGATAAGTACAACAGGTATTTCCAACCTAATTCAGATGCTTTGAAGGCTTTTCAGAATAGGGTTGATAAGGGGTTGTCTGTTTCGCAGAAAGTATGGTATCAGTCACAAGCCTTGAAAAAGGAGCTGGAGCATACCATATCAACTGCAATAGAAAGAGGGCAGTCTGCGGTTGTTCTCAGCAAGCGAATCAGTAAGTATCTGATAGACTACCCTTCATTAAAGGCTGATTATACAGAAAAGTTCGGAAAAGCCGCTACATGCGCGAATTGCCAATACGCTTCTATACGTTTGGCAAGAACCGAGATAAACATGGCTTACCGAAAGGCAGAGCAGACACGTTGGCAACAATTTGACTTCATCTTGGGCTACGAGATTAAGTTGAGTAAACGCCACCCTGCGCCCGACATCTGTGATGATTTATTGGGAATATACCCAAAAGACTTTGTCTTTCTAGGTTGGCATCCTAACTGCATGTGTTATGTTGTACCTATTGTGATGAGCGATGAAGAGTACTATGGTTCTCCTTCCATTCAGAAGTCAGCTATGATTTCTCGCACCCCAAAGAACTTTAATGACTGGGTACGCAAGAACCGCAGCCGAATCGGGCAAGCTGAAACCCTTCCATACTTCTTGAAGGATAACAGAAAGTATTGGCACCTGTCCGTTGAGGACGCGGCTGAGTACCGCCATGCTGACAGAGACGAAAAAGCCATAAAGCTTGCTTGGAAGAACAGAGACTTATTGAAATACAACATAGATGTAGATAATTCTGACATAGCAACATTAAGGCGAAATGCTAAAGCCTATAAAGTTGATATTTCAAGCTTTGAAAAATTCCTCACTACACATCAATTTAAAGAGAGTTTTGGAATGATGACTGATAGTGAACGTTCTGTTTTGTCAGATATGTTCGATAAGTATGATGACAAGGTTAGTCAAGCTATAGAGTCTTTCGGCAGGATAAAGAAAAGTTATCTAGCTAAGTTCGATTATAGCTATGATTTCGGTGATTGGAGGGATGGAGTAACTAAGAAGTTTGCGAATATCACTCCTACACAATTCGATCCAGTGAGCAAGATCCAACCTAAGTTGAAGGCTACCTATGAAGAAGCTAGAAAGGAACTGCAAGACCTTCGCTCTATTCCGTTGAAACCTAAGAAGCTGATAGATGATTTCGATGATTGGGAATTGGAGACTGCATTAGACGACCAGGAAGCAGTTATGGCAGGAAAGAAGCTCATGCAAAATCTCTATGGACCAAACATTGATAACGTCAATTCTTGGATAAGAGTTATGTCGGCTTACAAATCAGAAGGCTGGGGCAAGGCTTATGAGGTGTTTCTTGACGAGTATCATAACGGCTTGAAGGAGGTCATGGAAGCTGCTACCCATCTGAACGAATTGAGAACAGCAGATTTGAGTATCATTCCTACAAGATGGATTCCTCGCTTCAATGATTATATCAAGACCATAGAAACTGCAAGGATTGATGTCCGAGGTTATGAAAGGGTTTATCGTGAGATAGAGGGTGCGTACAACATCTACAAGCTGTCTTCGGATCAAGATTTGATTGCGTATGGCTTAGATAAGCTATCCTTCAATACACCTCATACCATCGTGGAAGGCTTTAGAGATATTGGGCTAAGTCCGACCAAATGGCTTGGAAAGAAAGAGTTCTACGATAGCTTTGACAAGTTTGTTCCTTGTATCACCCTCAGCGGCGACAAAGCATACTTTTGGAGCAAATACAATCATGTGCGAATAGACTTCGATGGTCTGAAGGAAAGAATCTTAAATTCAGAATGGTATCGCAAGGGTCTCCAATATCACGAATACGGACACGCTAAAGCCGCATTACAAGGTAATTGGGAAGAAAATGCAGACTTCAAAAATCTTTATAAAAGGTTTTTTGCTGACTACAACAAGCCCGAATATAGATACGTAGATGGAGAAGGTGTTTCGCAATGGAAAATCGCTGATAGACTATTTGAAGAGCTCAAACTCGTAAAAGACAAAACGTATGATGTAATGGAACAATTTGGCAAAATCTCTGATACTTTGCAAGCTATCGACAAAGACCACAACTGGATACAGGGAATGTTAGGACACGACGTCGATTACTTCGCATCGAGTTCGCATAATTGTTTAGCTGAAATTATAGCCCATTTAAGCGAAAATTATTGGTCTAACAATAAATACTTCAAAAAGGTTTTGCCAAGGCTTTATAATGAAGCTATGGCTCTCTATGAGAAGTATTATAAGCTAAACAAACCGACAAAAAGATAGGTGGTAGTCTATGGTTCTACCACCCATCTTGATTTTCTTTCGGTAGGACCTACGGCTGATTCATTGGTAATATAGGTCAGACCAAACTTTGTTTTAGTTTTCATTGCCTTGCGAATAGAGAGCATTATTTCTTCTCTCGTAAATCCGCTAATAGGATAGTTTTGTAGAGCTAATTCTACTGCGCACATTTGAGCTATACCTGCATTTCCTTTGGTATAGTAGTTCACCACCTGTTCGTCTGTAAGCTCGTCCACGGACTTAACAGAGCATTGTTCTAGATATTCTTGTATATTCATGCTGCAAAGATAGTAAAAGTTTCCCAAACTACAATACATCCGATTAAAAAGTTAGCAAAAGTTAGCAAACAGACTATAAAGAAGCTTAAAAGTTAAACTATTATAAGTGCTTGAAAATAAGATAGTTGATATTTGGTCAATTCGCAAAAAATGACTATCTTTGCACTATCAAAATAAAAATAACAATTTAAAAGATAAGAGCAATGAAATACGAAGAAACGTTTAAACAAAAAATGGTAGTAATTGAAGCCATGGTAGAAAAGACCAAAAAGGCGAAGGAAGAGAACTGCGACCTTTATGCTCTCATTTACATGAGGGGATGGCTTAAAGGAGTTGTAGATGATTTGGATAAGATTATCCCTTAACAACATGTTTTTAATTCTTAAAGGTAAGTAATTATGACACAGCAAGAATTTGAACAGCGAGTAGGAATGTCGGTCAATACTACCGAATACGCTTCCATCGAGAATGTATATATGGCAAGTGACCTAGATAAGGATGCTTTCTGTGTTCTTTGGGAGAAGATGAACTTCAAAAGAGTTGCAAGAGCTAGAGAAGAGAAATCAGCTAAGTTGAAGGAGCAAATGAAGAAGGAACAGCTATTCGACATATTGAACAAGCCATACGGCAAAAACGAGTTTGGTACGCTAGCCGATAACTTCTACAGCAAAAGTGAAAAAGCTGTACTAGAAAGCATCGGAATCCACATGCAGCAAGAAAGAAATGGCATTCCATACTTTGTAAGCGTAGCATCAGTATTGGTTGATTTACGCAAATATTTGAAAGTCGCATAAGAAGGAAACGGTAGGGCTAACCACCCTACCTCAATACGATAAGAGCAATGAATACGATAAAAACGTTTATTCCATCAGAGTCAGTTGACGCATTTAAGAAGTTCGCTGAGAAGACAAAGCGCAATGTAGAAGGTTTCGACTACACCATTAGTAACCCACGAAAAAAGTTATTCCGTCATGCGGTAGTAGAAGATTGTCAAACCATCATTGGTAAGTATTGGCATGACATCTGTGACCTCACCATCAATATGCCAGACGAAAGTAATTGGAGATTGCTGGCCACATATAAGAATGGAGCCTTTACTCCTGCTGATACAACCAAGGAGTTGGTATTCAAGATTAAGGAGCATGGAGCTGATTACGGCAAATGCGACCTATGTGGACATTGGTGTAACAACGCATACGTTATCGAGAATACACAAACTGGCGATGAACTGCAAGTAGGTTGCGAGTGCATAAAAAAGTTCGGATTGAAGTACATTGACTTCCTCTCAGACTTTACACGCAAACTTTATGAGACATACGACCACACCATCAGATATGCCACCGATGATGACTATGGAGACCTTATCCCAATTTGGGGTGGTCCTAAGGATAGTAGATATACGGATGCCATCTTGAAGAATGACATGATCGCCATGTGCAAGGCTCTGTATGACGAGTGCCCCGTTTACAAGAAAGGCTATTACGCAAATGGTCGCTATTACCCATCAGAAACAATCGCCAAATTAGAGGAAATAAGAGATTCTAAGAAGTTTACGGTTGACACCTCATACATTACAAAGGTCTGCGATTTTGCGCTATCTAAAGAGCCTAAATCACAATTCGAGGTTGAAATGCAGAAAGTAGCAAATGACTACTACACATTCTCGGAGCAGTTTGTTTATGCTTTCTTCCTGGTGAAGAACTACGAGGATAGCTTGAAAGGTGGTATTGATGCCATCAATAAAGGTATGCAAGTCAAGGTAGTCGGTAAAGTCATTCAACAGCGCACAGAGCAGTCTTACTACGGAGAAATGGTCACAAACACCATCCTTACTAAAAACGGAATAGTCTGTGAAAGGGTTGGCAAAATACCAACTGCACAAAAAGATGGCGAGAAGACCACCGAGTTCTATGCTATCGTCAAGGGTGTGTTCAATGGAAAGGTTTGCCTAGACAGAGCTACCAAGAATCCAAAGAAAGGAATTGAAGTGGAAATAGAGATTTAGTTATGAGCGCATTCAACATCAACACCTATTATGGCTGTGAAACTTGCGAAACAGCCAACGAATATGGTAATGGTTGCAAGCATGGTATGTTATTCCCTGTCCTGCTTGTGATAGCTAATAAAAGGGAATGCCCAAATTATAGATTTCAAAGAAAGGAATAGGATGAGTTATAAAGACAGAATAGAATCAGAGCAACTTTTAGGTTGTTTTGTAACATCACCTAAAAGCCTTCTATCAGAAAAAGAGGTCAAATTGCTAAGAAAAGCCATGCGACTTATTGGTAGAGTAAATAAGAGATACGCGGATTTATACATGTAAATACGAAATGATATGAAATTGCAGGTTTATTTCTTATACAGAACAGATGAGCACCTATCAACAGACAGCAAGGAATTGCTATTTATCGGCAACCTTCCAAATTGCATGAAAGCGGCAAGGAAGTTTAATGCTACAGATACTCAAATTAATGAACTCGGGTATCAAAAGCAAAGTCAGCTAAACAATGTAGGTTACGAGTTTATGCTAGAACAGCATACCCTTAACGAATATATAGTAGAACCATAAAATATACGATTATGAAGATATACAAATTGATATGGTATCTCTACACAGAGGACCAACTTAAAAAATCCCTCATCACCGATAAGGAAGTTGCAGAAAGACGTTATCAAGAGCTAAAGAAGGCTCTTTATCGTGGATGCTGGTTATCCCTATCAGAATTAGTTGAAAACGAAGACCACGAACTAGTGAAGGGTGAAGGTCTTCATTATAACGACATTTAAAAGTTAGAGCAATGGAACAGAAGTTATTAGATTTGATTATCCATATAGGACAAGTTAAAGGTTGGACAGTAGATGCTACAGATAATGGCAATGACCTTGCCTACATCTTCTTTCAGCGTTATTCTCCTGCGGGTCAAGATTTCAATATGTCAATCGAAATGCTTGCCAATGACCCGAAAGATTTTTTGAAGAATCTCGATGATTACTACGAGAACTTCGATCCAGATAGTGAAGCCCTAAAATGGTGTGACAAAGAAGGTCATGGTATAAATGGAGCACCCAAACGTTTGAAGGATATCATCATTGATTTCGAGGAAATCGAAAAGGAAATCAATGAACTCCTAGAAGTGTTCAATCTTCAAATAGAGGAACTAGAGAAAGCTGCCATTCACAAGGTTAAAGTGCAAGTAACCGAATACCTGCAAAAGGTAGTGGAGGTTGATGCTATCAATGACAGTGACGCATGCGATAAAGTCGAAGAAATGGTTAATGGGTCAGAAATCATCTTGACAGCAGACGATTTCACAACAAGAAAGATTGAGCCTTATGAAGATGAGTAAAACTGCACAAGGTGTGCAAAAGCTAAAAGATGGAGATTTGAAAGGAGCGCTCTCCATCTTTTCTACTTTTAAGTATGATTTCACAAGGGATGAACGTAGAATCATGAGAATTGCATACGAAACACTTTGCGGACATGGTGCTTTCTATCAATCATTAGGAATTGATGCTAGTCAGATGATAGTAGATGCGACAGCTATACTAAACACTAAGTATCTAAGTATCAATAAGTTAAACTAAGTTAGCAAAAAGTATATTTAGCACTAAACGTTTGGTCATTTGCAAAAAAATGATTACCTTTGCACTATCAAAAATAAAATAACAATTTAAAAGATAAGAGCAATGAAAGAGTTATTAGAAAACATAGGTAACTTTAATGGATGGAAAGGAAACATCTGTCTTTACTTCCCCAAAAAGAAGGTTAGAGAATTAAAGCGTTATGGAATAACAGAAGATATGGATATAAAACAAGCATATCTTAAAGTGAGTAATATTAAAAACATATAACTATTATAGAGCAATGAAACTGATTACGAAAGAAATTAAGAAGAGACTGGAAAAATATCCTCTCTACTCACAGGATGGTAAAAAGGAAGAAGCCATCTGTCAAGCAAAGTTCTTCCTTTGTGTTGGTGCATGGTCTTGGTTCATATTAGAAGCAGACCTAGAGAACAATATCGCCTACGGAATCACTATCAATGGAAGTGGTGAAGGCGAGTACGGTTACACAAGCCTAACCGAGTTGCAGGGACTAACAACAAAGTTAGGCTTAACTGTAGAGCGAGATACCTCATTCTCCCCTACTCCACTAAAGGATATTAATAACGAATATCTAAAGAAGTTTCTTAAGAAAATGTACGCTTGAAAATAATTTCTCACTTTTTTCAAGAAACTATTTGTTGATTAAATAATTTTATCTATCTTTGCAAAAAGTTACAAAAAATGAAGATTTATACATCATACTTCTCAAACGGAGCTAAGTTAGCAAAAGCTGGTATCATGATGATCGGTATTGCCCTCTACCCTCCGAAATGGTTTACAGGATTGTCAAACAAGTACGTGTCACCATCATGGGACATTCTTCACAACTCCAAATCGGAAGAAGATTACGTACAACGTTTCAATTCTGAGATATTGGCTCATCGGGACCCAAAAGCATTTCTCTCAGCAATAGAGAAAATGGCAAATGGAAAAGATGTAGCTCTATGTTGCTTCGAAAAGCCAGATGATTTTTGCCATCGCCACCTAGTGGCAAAATGGCTGAATGAAAAGTTGGGAGTACAGGTTGAGGAATTTGGAATTTCCAAGAATCCTGTTTACTCGGAGCAAAGCTTGTTTTAGGCATCCCTTCTTCCATCGGAATACCCACTAGGGTTGACGGCTCGGAAAGACGAGCATTTTTGCGTGTAGAGAATATTGTTATTATAAGCGGGGATAGCTCAGTTAGCAGAGCGCAGTGATACCATCACTGAGGTCGTTGGTGCGGTTCCAACTCTCCGCTCTTTTGCGGGTATAGCTCAGTCGGTCAGAGCGTCACATTCCCAATGTGAAGGTCGAAGGTTCGAGTCCCTCTAGCCGCTCTATTTTTGTAGAATTAAAATAAAAGAGCATGAAAATAGCAGTTATAGGAACGGGCAACGTGGGTGTAGCTTTTGCCGCAGACCTCTCTATTAAAGGTCATGAAGTTACACTTCTAAAGACATCTTCATACAAATCAGATGCCTTTGATAGACTTATCAAGAACGGCAAAAGGGTTTTTCTTAAAGAGAAATCAACTTATACAGAAACTGCAATCAAAGAGGTTTCTAAAGACCTCAGCAAGGTTGCAGAAGCAGAAGTTATATTTTGTACTATTCAGAGTAACTTCTATGAGTGTCTAGTAGAACGTATACATCAATACCTTCACAATGAACAGATTGTTGTCTGTATCTCTAGTTACGCATCCTCTTTCTATTTTGAGAAATATTGCAGAAAACTACCAATGTTAGTTGAAGCAACAGGTCCATATTTGGAAGGACGAGTAGAGTTGAATGATAAACCAAACGAAGTTGTTTTTCGTGTTGGTTATAGGCATGAAGTTATTCCTGTATCATGCTTCTCTAATTATGATACATGTATGGAGAAACTGCACAAAATTGATAAAGGCTATAAAGGAATATATGGCGTGCTTGAATCTGCATTACTCAATCCAAATATGGTGTTGCATACGGTAGGTTCAATTATGAGTATTCCAAGAATTGAATATTCTAAGGGAAATTTCTGTATGTATCGTGAAGCATACTCTAGAGGAAATGACTCCACTATCAATCTATTGATGAGACTTGACGAAGAAAAGATGAAAGTCTTAAAAAGCTTGGGCTTTTTCAAAACAAGCGTATTTGAAGCAGGAGGTTTTAATATGTCAGCCCCAATAGAGAGTTTGCATCGTTACTCAGAATCTAGTGATAGAGCCATCAGCCCAACATCTGTTCACTCACGTTACATCACAGAAGACGTTTCCGAGGGATTGGTACTGATGGAAAGTATTGCCAACCATATAGGCGTAGAGCTTCCAGTTACATCATCCCTCATTACACTTGCAAGTGTAGCTTTAGGTATTGACTTCCGAAAGACAGGAAGAACTATTCATAAATTAGGTATTGAAAACGAAATAGATATGCTTCATGAATGTAGATAGCGACATAAGAAACAGAACATTCGGTATTGAAATCGAAATGTGCAATCTTGAAAGGGCGAAGGTAACTTTGCCCGAAGGTTACTCCTGGAGTAAAGAAGAGAGCATTGATAATACTGATTGTTCAAGCAATAAGCAATTTGGTGGAGAGGTAAATACCCCTCCACTACATCTTTGCTGCCTAAAGGAATTGCACGACCTCCGTTCTGTATATGAATCAATGGTTGCTGCAGGTGGAAAGATAAAGTGGAGTATTGATACTCATGTTCACATATACGTAGGAGATTTGTCTGTAGATCAGCTAAAGAAAGTATATCTATTCTTTTATGTCTGCTATCCATATTTTAAGAGATATGCGAAAATCTCAGACTGGGATGAAAACATCTTCAATGCAAAGCCTATTCCTACAGAAAAATATTTCGAAGGAGTAAAAAATGCTCAGACGTTTGATGAATTACAAACCCTCTTCACAAATCAGTCTAAGAAAGGTTTCATACGCCATGCAGTGAATATTTCTGCATACTTCAAGACGAAGACGATAGAATTTAGAACGTTTCATGCAACTGATGATTTCTATCGTGCCATGAATTGTGTGTATTCCGCATATCGCATATTCTATTACGCCATAAGCCACGAATTGGAAGATTATCAATCTATAACATCTTACGAGCAATTTTGTGAGGTTACGGGGCTTAAATATGATACTCCAGAAGAGTTATGCCCACTCCTATATCAAGGAAATCCATATAGCGCAATAGAAGCTTTTATGACTATGCCTTTGCCATACAATTCTGAAATGGTTTCAGCTCTATATGATGCTGTAAAAGCTAACGGACACAAGGAAATCTGCATAGTAAATGGCTTTATGTATTACTATGAGTTATTCTTCCTTGATAAGGTGGAAGTATCTATATACTGCCAAGATGCCTACTGCTATCTGCTCTATATGTTGGCAAATGGTAAAACATCACTAACATATAAGGATAAGCTTGCATGGTTGGAGGACTATAACAATCCTACACCATCAAGACAGCTTGCGCTAGCTCTTTATGCCGTGAAACTGCAAAAGTATTTCATGAGTGAATCGGCAAGAAATAGTGCCATCTTCGAAGCGTTGAAAATTAAGGCAAGGGAATCTATCGAGAAAACCGAGGAGGCAAATGAGCGATTGATGAGATTGCTCACTACATGTGATTTCCATGTCGGAACACTAGAAGAAGCCATCAAGAATAAGAAGGTAATCTTCTTTAATTACGGAAGAATAGAGAAGAAGCAGAAGAGAGCATTCAAACTCATTTCTGAGAATAGTGACTTGAAATCAGACTTTTCTGTTGCAAGGAACGACTACTATAATCTTGTGGAAAGTATTCCGAGTGATAGTTATTTCTACTATTTCAGCAACAGCCCTTATCTGAGAAACCTGCATAAGATAGCTATGTGGAATAATTCAAGTGGGGAAAGACGGTCTGCAGGAAGGTTCCTATATTGCAATAAGCCAACTGCACAAAATAATGCAAGCACCTCGTATTCTTCATACAGAATCGAATGCAATGAGATTGTTCCTCCAGATGATTTGGAGATTACAGACGCAAATAAGCTAAAGATTGAACGAGTAGATGCTTCTCTCCTTCATTGTTTACAAAAGAAGTATATCAAGAAGGTGGACCAATGTAGCGTATGTACGTATGCTTTTGCGGTAAAATACGATAAATATACTCTAGGCGGATTTGGATTTACTTTACCTCAGCACAAGGGGTATGATTTGTTTCAGTTGACGGACTTCTGTACGAATAATGCTATTCCTCGATTGAGTAAACTCATATTGTATTGCATTCAATCTGTAGGAGTTCAAAGATATTTGAGCAGAAGAATGCACAAGCTTTGCGAGAAGGTTATCTCCTGCGCTTATACCCATAAGCCTGTGAGCATGAAATATCGTGGCGTGTATAAGAAAGTGAAGGAACACTGCACATCATCTTATCTTGCTTACGAAGGAATACTTGGTATATACCCTACGAATAAGGAAATCATTGAGAAATATCAAAAATCGTTGAAGAATGGAAAATGAAGATAGATGGAAATACGCAAAAGTTGATATAAACCTCATAGATGAGGTAGAAATCAATGCAAATGAAATGTCGGGTGAAGACTTCGCCCAACTAACAGACAACATTGCTAAGTCTGGATTGAGTAGTGTGCCTACCTGTATCAAGAAGGATAATGGTAGATACATCATGATCAGCGGTAATCATCGTTTGAGGGCATGCAAGAAACTGCACTATAAAATGTTAGGCATCTTATATGTAGAAGAGAGCGAGATTACAAATGATGAAGCTATTGCTATTGAATTATCTCACAACTCCCTTCATGGTGAAGCTAATGTTAGCATCTTGAAGAAGTTGTTTGCATCAATTCAATCTATCGACTTCAAGAAGTTTGCTCATGTGAACATTGACGAGATTAAGCCAATAAGCACAGAGGGTATAGATGTATATGCCATGCAGGAGAATTTCGTATTCACCATCATACTCTACCCTAGTTCATTTGCTAGTTTGGACACATTGTATGGAGATATTCGTGAGCAAGCTCGCAAAAGTGATGCTCTCGTTCTAGCTTCTGAAGAAGATAACGAGAAGACCCTGCTTAAGATTCAACAGGACATAGGTAAGGAGTTTGGCATTAAATCTCCAAGCATCACATTTGCCAAGTTGCTAGAGCTAGCGAGTGAACGTTTAATCGAAATAAAGGAAGGAGAAAAAAATGATTTGGAGCATAACAAGTAAAGAAGAGATGGAAAATTATGGAATTTCTTCCGTCTTCAAATATTATAGAGAAGCCTTAGGAAAAGATAATGTCAAACTAGCTGTTGTAGATGAAAACGATAAGCTAGACTTCTTACAAAAGGAAGATGTGGCATTACTTAGAACCGCAAGTGAATCTCTCATCAAGACTATCCGAGCAAAAGGTGTAAAAACAACAGCAGAGGATTTCTCTAAATACGAATTGGTTAAGGATAAGGAAAAGGTCTTCCGTTTCCTTTGTAGTTGCGGTATTAGGGTACCGAAACAATATCGAAACTATTTATCATCATTACAAGAAGGTAAGACATATTTTGTTAAACCTAGATATGGAAGTGATAGTTTTGGTATATCGGAGAAAAGCATCTGTCGTACCCCAAAAGAGGTAATGGAACAGATGAAATACCTTAAAGAAGAGTTTGGGATGGAAAGTATTGTTGAGGAGTATATTGCTGGATCTGATTGCACGGTAACCTGCATTAATAACCAAAATAAGATACTTCTGTGTTCGATTTCTATTGATTGCGATGAAACCAATGGCATCCAAACACGAGATTGCAAAGTTGGTTTTAAGGAATACTGTTCTGCAATGAATGATGACAGGTTAATGAGTTTAGCAGGCACTATATTCCATTACTTAGGATTGAAATCTCACGCAAGAATTGATTTCCGTAAGGGGATAGATGGCAGATATTATCCTATAGATATCAATCTGCTTCCTGGACTTGGTCCATTAGACCATCTTTCGAAATCACTTTTGTTGTGCAAGAATATGTCGTATATAGATGCTTTGAAAGCAGTCATAGCATCTGCAAGTTAGAAAGGTTGATTATGACAAAGGTAAGAAGAACAGAATTAAAAAAGATTGCCGCTGCTTACGAAAAGAAGGGCGGCAATATGGCTGCTACGGCAGTAGCTTTGGGCATTACACGCCAAGCCTTATATAACTGGAGAAAAGAGGATGAGAAGTTAGCCAAGATGTTGGACGATATAGATGAAGGCATTCTTGACTTTACTGAAAGCAAGTTGGTTGAAAAGGTGAACGAAGGTAATCTAACTGCAATCATCTTTCTTCTGAAAACCAAGGGCAAGAAGCGTGGCTATGTCGAGCAAGTAGATAACAGATTAGTAGAAAACCCATTCGAGAAGTTAATGAAGGAGCTTCCCGATGATGAAGAATAATAAATGTCAGAACAGAAAGCAATAAAAAAAATGATTGCATGGCGCAATGATTGGTGTCTCTTCGCCAAGGAAGTCTTGAAGGCTTGCCTTGACGAAGAGCAAAAGGCTATATTGCGTTCTGTTCAAAAGAACAAAATGACAACGGTAGCCAGCGGAACTGCAAGGGGTAAGGACTTCATCGCTGCCGTAGCCGCTTTATGTTTTCTATACCTCACTCCTCGCTTCGGCAAGGATGGCAGTTTGGAAAAGAACACCAAGATTGCCCTTACAGCACCGACAGGAAGACAGGTGACGAACATCATGATACCAGAAGTTGCACGTCTATACAAAAAGGCAGGCTTCCTTCCCGGTCGTTTGCTGTCGGATGGCATCAGAACTGATTATGAGGAATGGTATCTGACAGGTTTCAAATCTTCAGCCGACAACACAGAGGCTTGGTCGGGATTCCATGCTGTAAACACAATGTTCATCGTAACTGAAGCATCCGGTATCTCGGACACCATCTACAATGCAATCGAGGGTAACCTGCAAGGTAACTCTCGATTGCTATTGGTATTCAACCCAAACGTTACTACAGGGTATGCAGCCAACTCCATGAAATCTTCCCGATTCAAGAAGTTTAGATTATCATCCCTCAACGCAGAGAACGTAGTAAGCAAGAAAAACATTATCCCTGGACAAGTTGATTATGAATGGGTAGCCGATAAGGTCTCTGCATGGGCACAGAAGATCAGAAAGTCTGAGTTTGATGAAGGTCGTGGTGATTTTGTGTGGGAAGGTGGATATTACACTCCAAATGACCTTTTTCGTGTTAAGGTTCTCGGTATGTTTCCGAAGGTGTCCGAAGATACCCTCATTCCATACGAATGGTGCGAGATTGCACATAGAAGATGGAAGGAACTTAAAGATAGTGGCTTTATCACCCATAAGCCAATACGCCTAGGTGTCGATGTCGCAGGTATGGGGCGCGATAGGTCTTGCTATGTTCCACGACAAGGAAACTATGTTTCAGAAATCAAGTGTCACAATTCGGGTGGTCATGCGGACCACATGGCAGTCGCAGGTCAAGTCGCACACTACCTAAGTTTGAGTTCCAAGAATAAAGCATTCATTGATACCATTGGAGAAGGTGCTGGAGTTTATTCAAGACTCATAGAGCAAAAGTATTTAACTGCATTCTCTTGCAAGTTCTCGGAAGGCGTGAGAAATAAGCACGATGTGACAGGCTGCTACTCTTTCGCTAACATGAGGGCTTATTTGTTTTGGTGTATACGTGACTGGCTCAACCCAAAGAATGGATTCTTTGCAGCACTCCCACCTGACGATGAGTTGGATCAAGAATTGTGCGAAGTGCATTGGCTGTTTCAGTCAGATGGTTCAATCATCATGGAACCAAAAGACGAAATCAAGAAGCGTCTGAAACGTTCTCCAGACAAGATGGATGCCCTTGCCAACACCTTCTATCCATACGACTTCGATAGAGACAATGATTTGCAATTGTTAAATAGTATAGTATAAATTTGCAAGATACAGAAAAGTTTTGTAACTTTGCAGCCGAAACGTTTCTTTTAACGTTTCATTGCTCTTAGTGCACTCCGACCGTGAGGTTAGAGTGCATTTTTTATTTAATATAAAGTAATTCAGAAAAAGACTATACACTTCAATATAAGCCTTTCTAAGCGGTTCATTTTTTATCTCCATATACTTATACCTTTTTTAAGAAATAGACTTACATACACAAAATTAATAGTTTGGCATAAGTATCTAAGTATCAATAAGTTAAACTAAGTTAGCAAAAAGTATATTTAGCACTAAACGTTTGGTCATTTGCAAAAAAATGATTACCTTTGCACCATCAAAATAAAAATAACAATTAAAAGATAAGAGCAATGAAAAAGGTTAAAGTTTACACAGTAGAAGCGTTAGAGAAGCGAATTACAAAGGCTTTGAAAAAGGTCAAGTTCGGCTACCAAGAAGGATGCTTGATTGAAGCCACAGATGCAGAGTTTAGTATCTACAACTTCAACACTGCACTTTGTAATTTACAGCAGAAAGGAGTCGTAGCATACAACGAGAATACAGAAAGCTATGAATTGGTTTAAAGTATAGGAGATACGAATATGATAACAATTGACCAACAGGTAAATTGCCTTGATTGTGTAAACGGAAAAGTTTATATATGCTCTAACTCAATGCAAGATACCATAGATTGTAAATGTAACGGAAAACCAGATAGATATTCTGGTTGCCGTAAGTGGAAAAGTAGATTTTAATTATAGGAGATAAGAGCAATGAACGTTTACACAGAATCAGATAGATATACGGTATTACTTCACGCATTCGATACTTTTGAAGGTGCTTGCGAGTATATGACACAGATTATAAATGTAGGGGACTGTAAGGTTCTCCCCCTCATAAAAGCATGGAAAGGTGGCGTGGTTACAGCTAAATGGGTGGCTAAGAAAACCGAAAAAGGAATTGCATTCGAATTGTTGAACGTTAATAATGAAGGTAGATATGAATAAGCAAGAATTAAAAGAACTCACCTATAAAATGGTAGAGGAAAGAGTAAATAAGGGAACTGAGTTGTTTAATAGCTTCGTATTCTTTCCTGTCTTGTATGACGAACTAAAAAAGAAGTTCTCGAAAGAATACTGCGATATGTTCAGAAACGTTGTTCTAGATACCTGCATTCTTTATCCAGATTGGAAGGAACATGAAATCTTGCAAAAGGTTGCTTCACAATTCGAGAGTCATGACAATGTTTAATAGGAGGAAATGAATATGACAGTATATGAATTATCGGACCTTCAGAAAGAAGAACTCAAAATCGAAATGTTGAAAGATAAGTTTGGGTACAAACTTTCATTCAGAGAGTTAGCATGTGCTAATGATTGCATCAGCGACCGAGAGTTGTTCGAAAAATATAAGGATCAGACTTTTACAGATAAAGACTTCATCGTATCACGCTAAATGAAATCGTATGGAAAACAACTGCACAACAATAGAAGAGCTTAAATCCGTAACCACGCAGATTAGTGGTGATGAATGGAAAGATTTCTTCTCACTCATCAAAAAAGGCTCATATAGCCTATATGGTTTTCATCAGTTTCTTGATGAGAGACCAGACCTATGCTTATTAATTCAAGGTATAGGAGATTACCAAACTGCCATTAAAGCTACGTTAGACGAAATCGGATTGAATGATGGTGATATTAATGGACCAGGAGGAAATCATCTGAAACTGATTGTGGCGGATCAGATAGGATTCATAGTGTATGAAACGAAAGTTATGAATTTTTAAAAATAAGATAGAGCAATGGAAGAGAACGTTATCATAGCAATGGATGCCGAAAAGTCTAAAAAGATAAAAGGCATTCCTTCAAGTTGGGACTGGGAGGATATTCATTTCTACCTCATCACTGAATTGGGATTCGGTTTTGATGTTGTGTTCAATTATTCAAAAGACATAGAGGAGGTATCTTATGAAGGATAATGCAAGAACTATCAAGTACGATTCTATCACATCATACGCAAAGGAATATGGGGTAGAATATCTGAGTAACGAGAACCTTATTGCTTCAATTATCGGTATAGACCCTATGCAACAGGGTAATGAACCAATAAGAAAAATCTTTGATGGTAGTCATTCACTGAGAAAGGCAAGCAAGAGAACACTGCAGGAGCTTACATCTATCAAAGGAATAGGTGAAAAGAAGGCTACCGCTATACTCGCTGCATTCGAACTTGGCAGAAGATTTATGAAAGAGAAGTCGCAAGAACTTACAGATTTGGGTAGTTCCCTCGACATCTACAACTATATTTTACCATACGTCAAGGATTTAGAAATAGAAGAATCTTATCTGTTCTGTATGGATAACAACTTCAAGTTAATCAAAATGGTTCGATTGTCACAAGGTGGAATATCAGAAACCACTATAGACGTAAGAATTGTGTGTAAAGAAGCTATCTCCTGCAATGCCGTAATAATAGCATTGGTTCACAATCATCCAAGTCCTAACTGCTTTCCATCAAAGTCTGACGATGAGATAACATATAAGGTACAGAAGGCTTGTGAAATAATGAGATTGTATTTTATGGACCACGTTATCATCAGTAGCAAATCCGATCAGTATTACTCTTACCACGACAAAGGGAGACTATAGGCTACAAGCCGATAAAACACCTCAAACCCATAATTACATACCAAAAGAATCTAACTTGAACACAGAAGATATTTTGCACGTTTAAGTGCATTTTTATTGCATCTTATCTTCCAAGGGAGGGCTGTGAAGTTCTCCCTTGTTTATTGAAATGAAAATAATTTCTCACTTTTTTGCAAAAACTATTTGTTGATTAAATAATATTTCGTATATTTGCACCCATAAAAGCGTGTGAAGATGCACGTGACAGAACTTTTCGTAACATTGCTCTTACACCGAGTTCTACGTTTGGTCTGCCTGCATTTCGCTCGCAGACCATTTTTTGTTAAATATAACTCAACAAGCAATGAACAAGTATTACAGAAAAGTTCTTGAAGCACTGAAAACCAATCGAGACATTAAGGCATTGGGGTTCAGTCGTAAGGAGTTAAAGGGTGTTGCCGCCAATGTTGCCAACAAACTTCAACTCAAAGATGATGCTACTGACGAAGAAGTTAGTGAAGGTATTAGTGACGCAATTGATGATGTCTTGCCGTTACTCCAGTTAACTCAGTCCGCAGCAGACCGCCAAGTCTCAGAGTACAAAAACGCTCATCCTGCACCCGATGATGACGATCCAGATCCAGATGACGATCCAGATCCAGATGACGATCCAGCACGTAGAAGTCCGTCACGGAAGGGCAAGAAGGGCAAGAAGGATAGCGATGATGATGACTCCGCTACCCTCAACGCAATCAAGGAACTTACGAAGGCTGTTGCTACACTCCAAGGTGATGTAACTGCATTGAAGTCTGGCAATACCACAAGCAGCCGTACCGCAAAGGTAAGGGAACTGCTGAAGGACACTGGTAAGTTCGGAGAGCGTCGACTTAAATCTTTCTCTCACATGAAGTTTGAGAATGAAGAGGAGTTTGAGGACTACCTCGATGAGTTGAAGGAAGATATTGAGGAAGAGAACAAGGAAAGACTTGAAAAGGGTCTTGAAAAGCTTGGACGAATCCCTGCTCCCGATACCAAACCTCAACCAAATAAGGAAGATAAGTTAATGTCTGATGATGAAGTCAAGGAGCTGGCTAAGATGTAATCATCTATTGTTTCACTTATAAATTATTAGATTATGGTAGCAGAAGACTACAAGCCAAAAACCAAAGGCTACGACATGGGTAAGGACGCTGTGGTTATCCGTCAGTATCTCGGTGGTATCACAGGCGGTAGAGCACTCGACTACGCCAACTTCAAGGATGAGGTTATTCAGGCAGGTCACATCATTGTCCGCAAGAAGGTTGATGATGTTTATGAGTATTCTCCACTTGAAACCGAAGATGGCAAGTACAAAGACAAAGCTAGTGATGCAGAATTTGCTGGTGTTGTTGTACGCTCACGCATGAAGGGTGAAGCGGTTGCAATCATGGATAATGGTCGCGTGAATGATGTGGCAATGCCTTATCAGTTCAAGGACGAAACTCAGAGAACCGCCATCAAGACTGCTCTCCCAAGTCTTATTTTTGAGCATGACTAAGTTGTGCTCTAGTTTTTAACTTAAAAGATTGTTTATATGAACGAATCACTTTTTATTCAGTTTATCCAAGCTATCTTCCCTAAACTTAGCTTGTATGTTAAGGAGAAGGAGAATCCGAAGGAGCGTACCTATCTTTACAAGGAGATGCTTACCGATGTGTATTCTCCAGATCAGAAGTGGGAAGGTTCATCAGCTAAGACCACATATGTAGCTGCCGACATCGTTGAGATGGATTCAGACATTCCTTTGAAGAAACGTGGTCAAATCGCAACCTCTAATGGTAAGTTGCCAAAGATTGCGATGAAGAAGATTCTTTTCGAGTCTGATATCAACAACATCAACATCATGAAGGCTCAGTATGAGAACATTGTAGCGAGAGCCAATTCATTCCAGGCGCAAGGCTTGGTTGAGCAGGCTACATCAACACAACAGGCTGCTAAAACTGCAAAAGCTCGTATCATCAACAAGCTCATGAATGATGGTGTCGCTTGCTCTGTCGGTCTCGAAGAGCGTAACGAAATGAACTTCTTGGCAGGTCTCTCTAATGGTATTATTGCCGTTGAAGATGCAGATAATTCGGGTAAGGCTATCCGTGTTGACTATGGATATTTTAAGGCAAACTGCTTCAAAACAGAAACCAATGGTGTTACTACCCGTGATGATTTCGAGAAAATCTTCGAAAAGGCAAATGCCGATAACAATACCATCATACAGGTTATGCTCGCTAAGACGCAGATTAAGAAAATCCGCAAGGAGCAATGGGCAAAAGAGCTTGTTGCCGACTACGAGGGTAAGACTTATACAGAAAATACCAAGCTCAAGACACCATCGGAGTCAGCTTTCTCGGAAGCATTCGAGGATGAGTTTGGTGCAACCATCAAGGTTATCAACCGAACCGTGATTATCGAGAAGAACGGAAAGCCAAAATCAGTTAAGCCATGGAATGAGAATAACATCATCTTCATCTGTAACACCAACGTAGGCTCTTTCGTTTGGGGTACCCTTGCAGAGGATACCAACCGAGTAGCAGGTGTTCAGTACTCTAACGTTGACAGCTACAAGCTTATCTCTAAGTACTCCAAGAATGAGCCATCTTTGCAGGAGGTTACCGCAGGACAGGCTATCTGCTTGCCAGTAATCGAAGATGTAGATCAGATTTACATGCTTTCTACCAAGTCTGAGGAGGTTGATACGGAAGCCGAGTCTACCGATACTACCGACCAGTATACAACTTACAAGGGTAAGAAGTATAAGAAGGCTGACCTCATCGCTGCTTTGAAGGCTGCTGGTGCCAATGTGAAGGCTAACTCAACCGATGAGACTCTGATTAAGGCTCTCAACTCACTCAGCGATGAGGAGGAAGCCGAAGTTCTCTCTAAACTCACTCCAGAGGTTTAATTTGAATTGATATGAAGACAATAAAGCAAGCATTGATTGATGAAATCCACTACCCTATCCCTTTAGGATTCGTGGAGAATAAGATGATAGAACGTCAGCTTAATGGTGATGATGAATATACATTCGAGGTCGCTCAGTCCAAGGAATGGAAAGGTGCGCTTGCTGATTGTCTGTACTCTCTCATACAAGCTGTAAGCTTATCCGAGTCAGACAAGAGCATTGGAACACTATCTGACAAGGATAAGGAAAGGCTGCTAGTACGAATAAATGCTTTATACAAAACCATCGGTGAATCCCCTGCACTGGGTCAACCGATGGTTTATATAGGAGGTTAAGATATGGCTGTATTGGATTTCGCTGCTCATACCCTAGATTACCTACACGTAACTGATGGGTATGAAGACGATAACGGAGACTATGTTCAAGGCTCAGAAGAATGGGTGGAGAACTATTGTAAGTGTGATATTGTTCCTGCTGGCAAGGCAAACGTTATCACTATCCCCGATGGTTCTGCAAAGAACTATTCCTACACCATCTACAACCTTCCTAGAGCATGCCGCGATTTCGAGTACGGAGACAAAATCCGTGTAAAGCTCTTCGGAAACGAAGTGAAGGAATTTGTTGTACTCGGCTTTCATCGTTATCAACTGCAATGTAAAATATGGGTATAAAACTCTCAACCTCTCAGTCTGCGCTCGATAACTTTTTTCAGTCCGCTATGGCGATAATAAAGCAAGAAATCCTCAGTGCTTATGCCAAGCTAGGAGAAGAATGTAATGCAAGGATAAGAGACCGCTCGGCAGAGGAAAGTTGGATAGACCATACAGGAAACCTACGAAGCTCCATCGGTTATGCCATCTTTGACTACGGAAGGAAACAAGTAGAATCAGCCTTCGCTTCCATAGGCAATGGTTCTAATGGTTCACAAGAAGGAAGACAAATGATAGCTGACCTAGCAAAGGAATACTCACAGGTTTACGCATTGGTAGTAGTCGCGGCTATGAACTATGCAGACTTTGTAGAAGCTAAAGAAAATAAAGATGTGCTTGCATCCACAGAGTTATGGGCTCGTTCTGTCGTTGATGGTAAACTAAAGCTCGCTGTGGATAAAGCTGTAAGTAGAATCAATCAGATAAGGCTATGAAATCGGATATTGACATCAAGGATGATGTGTACAACATTATCTCTTCTTCGAAATTAAAGACTGCTGTAACAGGTAGTCTTTGCAAGCGAGGAAGACCATTCTATGTCACTGGTAGGACTGGTAAGGAAGATATTTGTATCTCCATTCTTGCAAACAGAACTTCGCAGATACAAGAAGCTTTCGTGAATGTAAACATCTACGTTCAAGACCAAGCTATCACAAAGAAAGGCAATATCCAAAAGGAAGAGAACACGGCAAGGCTCCGTGAGTTATGCCAACTCTCCTTCTCTACCTTCGAAGCAGTTCATGGATCGGATTTCCGCTTGTCTATGAGCGAGCAGAGGGTAATAGCTTGCGAGGGCACAAGTGAGCACATCATTAATAACAAATTATTGTATCAAACTATAAACGATTAAGATTATGTCAGTAACAACATGGGGAAAACCATCCATCTATGTTCGTGACCTTAGTGCTGCAACCAACAACTGGAAGAAGCTTGATACTCCAAAGGAGGACACTACTCAGTTGAACCCTACCAAGGGTGATACAACAGAAGCTAAGGAGGAAGGTGGCGGTATTGTCGATTCCAAGACAGCTAAGTCTACCTACGAACTCGTTTATCAAGAGTTCATCAAGAAGGGCTTACCTCAGCCATTCCCTACCATTGATGGACTTATCGAAGGCAACTACGCTATCGCTGTTCAGCCGGAAGATGCAGAGAACCCTGGCTGCTATATCGGCAAGTCAACCGTAAGCGTGGAGGAGTCATATTCTTCAGCGGATGGTGCTTTGATGCAGTACACCCACAAGGCTCTTGTTCCAGAGGGTGACGAAGTAGCAAAGACCACCAACAAAAAGGGCGAGACCGTATATTGTCAGTTCCGTTGGCGAATCATCACAGCTAAGTTGGCTAAGGGTAAGACTGATGAATATGTTCTCACATTCAAGCATCCTGCAGGTGCTGAAGACACATCAACGGAAATAACTGTTCCTACAGACGGACAGGCTGGCGACGTTTAAGACTATATGTTGATTTCTTCTCTCCCTTTTGCCGATTGAGGGTTATCAGTCGGCAACCTACCCAAGTAGCTCAGTTGGTTAGAGCGAGACCAAAGTCCGTCACATGAAATCCAGTTGGTCTTTAAAAAGCTGGTTGAAAGACGCAGGTTCGAGTCCTGTCTTGGGTGCTAACAAATTTTATTGGCTTATGAAGAATGACATCGAAATTGGCGCTAAGATAGCCATGGTGTTAACAGATACACCTCTAGGCATACAGGTAGGTAGAAGGCATTTGTTTATCTACCCTCAGACTTTAGGCAAGATGTATTTGACTGCTCCATTGATTAAGCAGTTAGGCATCAAAGATGATAACTTAAAGCTGAATCCCCTCATTGAAGCACTCCGTGTAGTAGAAGAGAATCGAAGTCTTTGCTGTAAGCTAATAGCCTACCACACTCTTCAGAAGAAATCTGATATGCTCAGTTCACGCATATTGAAGGCAAGAGAAAACATCATCTTCAAGTTCTGTGATAACGATGACATAGCAACCCTTCTCATCACCATACTCTCAGATAACAAGCTTCACGACATCATCACGGAATGTGGGATAGACAAGGAAGCGGAGCGCATGGAGAAGATAAACCAAGCCAAAGACTCCAGCAATCAGTATATCTTTGGTGGCAGAACCATTTGGGGCTCTCTCATTGACGCAGCTTGCGAGAGATATAAATGGACCCTTGACTATGTTCTGTGGGAAATATCATACAACAACCTCACGCTTATGATGAAGGATAAGATAACTTCCATCTATCTATCCGATGAGGAAAGAAAGAAGGCTCACATTCCATCAGCAACAGAGAAGGTCTTCAGCGGAGATAACAAAGAGGACATCATGGAGCTGATCAGACAGAGCGAAGAGAATCCAATTTAACCTCCAACACAAAAAGGAACAAAGCAAAGAATAAAGGTTTGGGTGAGGAGGTGCACCTTTACGTAATTGACAGAATAAAAAAATGGCAAGTATCAAGTTTGACATAACAGGCGATAATTCATCCGTACTGAAAGCCTTTCGAGGGGTGCAGGATGGAGTATCACAGACAGCAAGAGCAGTCGAGCAGCAGGGTCAGAGTATTGAGAATGTTTTCAGTCGCATCAAATCTGCTGCATCGGTGGCTTTCGCTGGCTTTACGGCAAAGGAAATCATCAGCACACTGGGTACTGTCCGAGGAGAGTTTCAGCAGTTTGAGATTGCCTTTGAAACCATGCTCGGTAGCGGACAGAAGGCAAAGGGAATGATTTCGGACCTCGCTAACCTTGCTGCTACTACTCCTTTTGACATGAAGGGTGTGGTAAATGGCGCAAAGCAGCTCCTTGCATACGGATTTGCAGCCAACGAGATTACCGATACCATGAGAAGGCTCGGTGACGTATCAGCAGGATTGGGATTGAACCTTCAAGACCTCACTTGGCTCTATGGTACCACGATGGTGCAAGGTCGATTGTTCACAAGAGACTTGATGCAATTTACAGGTCGAGGTATTCCTTTGACAGAAGAGCTCGCCAAGCAGTTCGGAGTTACCAAGGATAAGGTTTCTGAATTGGTAACAGCAGGTAAGGTTGGTTTCCCCGAAGTTAAGAAGGCTATCGAAAGCCTTACCAATGAAGGCGGCAAGTTCGGTGGATTGATGGAAAAGCAATCTCACTCTATTACTGGTCAGGTAAGCAATATTAAAGATACTATCGAAATGGCTATCAATGACCTTGGCACTCAGACAGAAGGCTTGATGAATGATGCTTTGGATATTACATCTAAGGTTATCGACCATTGGAAGGAGATAGGTGAGGTTATCCTTGCAGCTGCATCTGCCATTGGTCTTTATAAGGCAATGGCGGTAAGTGTAGCAGCATTTGATACAGCTACAGCAAATGTAGGCTATGCGGCTGAGTTGTCAGCCCTTGACGCATTACTTCCAAAGAAGGAAGAAGTAAAGAAGACAGACCTTGAAGAAGCAGTAGCCAAAGGTCAGTTATCAGCAGCACAGGCGGAATTGGTAGCATCCAAGCGTGAGGAGGTTGCGGCTTACGTTGCCGAATTGCAAACCAAGGCAAAGGTTATGCAAGACGAGGTTCACGTATTGGAGAATAAGCTTGCGCTACAAGATAACGAAGTACAATCACTCCAAGATGCTTATGATGCCCTTGACGATTATGTATCAGCAGAAGTCAGAGATACGGCAGCAACAAACCTCAATACGGCAGCAAACGAAAGAAACAATATAGCAAACCAACTTAAAGCAGCAAGAGAGAAAGCTGCAACGGCTGCAACCAATGCCAATACAGCATCCCAAGGCTTGAATACCGCAGCTACCGCAAGAGACACCGCAGCCAAAGGAATATGGGCACAGGTCACCCTTCTCTGCAAAAGGGCACAAGACGCATGGAATGCTTCTATGTTCTCAAGTCCTCTTTTTTGGATAGCTGCCACCATCGCAGCAGTAACCTATGCCGTATATAAGCTTGCTACCGCAGAAACAGCACATGAAACGGCAGTAAGGAAATCCAATGAAGCATGGGATGAGTTTGACAACAAGGTCAAGGAACGTCAGCAAAATATCGAAAGCCTTATCAGAACTATTCAGTCTGAGACAGCTACAGAATATGAGAAGGCAGAAGCTTACCAAAAACTCTCCAACCTCGCACCTCAGCTAACGGAGCAATACTCACAAGCTCAACTAGCATCTGCCGACTTTGCTAAGACGCAGAAGGAAGTTGCCGAGAGCATGGATGAGTTGAAGTACGATAAGGCTGTAGAGGAAGTTGAGAAGTATCGAAAGAAAGTTGAGGAGCTTCAAATGCAACTCAGAGCAAACGCAGCCAATGGCGGTCAAGGTAGCATCGCTATCTCATCACAGATAAACCAAGCCAAAGAAGACCTTGACCAAGCAGAAGAAAAGCTTTCCAACATCATCCAACTTCGAGACCAAGCAGCCGAGAATGCAAAGCCTATCGAAGTTCGCTTGCAAGAAGCACAGGAGAACGAAAGTGTACGTCAAGAAATCTTTGACTTCTATGACGAAGCAATCAATCTGGCTAACGATTGGCAAGCTGCCAACGAAACCATCAACTACGCCACAGGCGAGAGTAGATTGGATGCGTTCATCAATAAGGCTCAGAAAGAGATAGCAGGTCTTCGAGAAGACATCAAGAACAATCCTGCTGATCTGAATCTCCGTATGCAGGAGTCTGAGAAAACAAAGGTTCTGAACAACCTCTTAACGATGAAGCGGAATTGGGCGGTCACTGGCGCTACGACCATTCCTTTGATTTTCAAAGCTCAATGGAACACAGCCAAACAATCCCTCAACCAAGCCAAAAAGAAGGCACAAGCGTTGGCTAACACAGGTTCTAGGGAAACCTATCAGCAAGCTTACAACAGGACGCAGCGTGAATACAACGCAGCCAAGAGGAGGGTTGCTGCTATGGAGAGAAATAAGAGCAAATACACTGCCGCTCAGTACGAAACCGCCACACAAGACTTGAAAGCAGCCAAGGATGCCTACTCGAAACTAGGTGGTAATGTAAGCGGAAGGGCAGCAAGAGCGGCAGTTACAGCTCGTAAGACTCGCATCAAGGAAGAAAACAAGACTATCAAAGCTCAAGAGGATTTAAACAACCGCTTGAAGACTTTGCAGCAGAAAAATACAGATGAAACTATCTCCCTCATGCAGGAAGGCACGGAGAAGAAGCTTGCTCAAATCAAGAACGACTATGCCAAGCGCAAAGCCGAGATTGACAAGCAGGAAGCAGAGTTCAAGAAGAAAAACAAGGAAGCTGGCAAGAAAGTAACCCTTACCTCTGCTCAGTCCAATGCCCTCAATAAGGCTAGAGACCTCGCTACCCAAGAGTATAACAAGAAGCTTGATGAGGTCAACAGGGAAGCCCTCACCTCTATGCGCGACTACTTGAAGGAGTATGGTTCTCTCTATCAGCAGAAGCAAGCCATTGCCGAGGAATACGAAGAGAAGATTGTCAAGGCTCAGACGGAAGGCGAAAAGCTCTCTCTTCAGCAGCAGAGAAAGAAGGACCTCCAAACCATCGAGATAAATGCTATCAGACAGAACATCGATTGGGGAAGCGTCTTCGGAGACTTCGGTGCTATGTTCAAGGACCAACTGGAGCCAACTATTGAGAAGCTGCAAGAACTCTCAAAGAGCACAACAGATGTTAATGAGCAGAAGACTATACAGGAACTTATCTCCAAGCTACAAGGCTCTGCCACCATCTGGGATAGCAACATCTTTAAGAAAGTCTCTGACGACATCAACTCCTATCAGTCAGCCATGCAGGGCTATATTGACGCACAAGAGCGAGAGATAGAAGCCACGAAAGCCGTTACCAAGGCGCAGGAAGACCTCGCCAAGGCTAAGAAGAGCGGTGACAAGACAAGTATCAGCAAGGCTGAAGACAACCTCTCTAGAGCGCAAGGCGTACTCGCTACCGCATCTAACAATGTTTTGGAGTTCGGTTCATCAGTTCAGAAGGCATCATCAGACTTGCAGACATCTGCACAGAAGGCAGTTTCTCAGTTCCAGCAGCTTGAAAATGGCTTGCAGGGTCTCACATCGGGGTCACTCAAAGGCATAGGAAACTCCATTCTAGGACTTGACAAGCTTTTCGGCGGCAACATGCAGAAGGACGTTGCCAACACGCTTGCAAAGGGCATCCAAGGGTTGCTCGGTAAAGATAGTGACGCAGCCAAATCTCTGACGAAAGCTTTAGGGGATAGCGGTATGGCAGGTGAAATAATCTCAGCAATACTCGGCATACTCGATATTCTGAAAGATGGCTTCGGAACACTCATAAGCAACCTCATGGACACGGTCTTTGGCGCAGTAACGGGCATCCTCGATGATGCTTTATCGGGTGACATCGTTATGAAGCCATTGAAGAGTATCGGAAACAACGTTTCACATATCCTCAACACGCTTTCATTCGGTGGTTTCAATAGTCTGTTCGGTGGAGATGGAAATGCCAAGAAGGTCAATGATACCATCGAAAGACTGACAGACAGAAATACCCTCTTGCAGCAATCCATCGAGGATTTGACTGACGCGATGGAAAACTCCTTTGGTTCCAAGGTAACCTCATACTACGAGCAAGCCTACAAGAATCAGCAGGAGACCAATCAGAACTACCTCGACATCGCCAAGGCGCAGGCAAGCTATCACGGTTCTCACGGCTCATGGAATCACTATTGGAGTGGCTTCGGTAGTGACGAGATGGATTGGATCAAGAAGAACGTCAAGTCAGACTTCAATGGCGACCTCTTCTCCCTCAGTCCAGAGGAAATGAAGCTCCTCCGTGGTAACGTTGCCATTTGGGAGCATATCGAGAACACTGGTAAGGGTAACTATGGTGGGCGTCTGACGGAGAAGCTGAATGACTACATAGAACAAGCGGGCAAGCTGGATGAGTTATCTGACAAGCTGAAGGAAAGCCTTACGCAGATTTCCTTTGACAGCATGAAGGATAGCTTCGTATCAGACCTTATGGATATGAGCAAGTCAGCGCAGGACTTTGCAGACGATTTCGCTGAAATGATGCAAAAGGCTCTTCTCTCCTACTCTATGGAAGACCTCATCAACGGAGACTTGAAGAAGCTCTATGATGATTGGGCGAAGGCTATCAAGGATAACGATGGCAAGCTTACCGAAACAGACATAGAAGCATTCAACAAGCGTTACGATGATATAGTCCAGGAAGGATTGAAGAGACGTGACGAGTGGGCGAAGGTGACAGGCTACACAGGTTCTTCATCCTCATCACAGACCGCAACAAGCGGAGGATGGGCATCTATGGGGCAAGATACCGCAGACGAGCTGAATGGTCGCTTCACCGCCCTGCAGATTGCAGGAGAGTCCATCGCTCAGAACATGACTACCACCATATCACAGATGGAGAGCATCGTTACACTCGGAATCTCAACCAATGGAGCAGTATTGGAGATTAGAAACATGATGATCATGACAAACAGCTACCTCGAAGACATCGTGAAGTATTCAAAGCTCACCTATAATGACTTCGGAACAAAGTTGGATGACATGAACAGAAGATTAAAGGATATTTGACCTCTATAGGCTTTTCGCTTGTCAGCCCTTACAACTATACTCAACAATAGCAAAAGCGGCTCACAGCGAAGCCTATGAGGTTATTTAATGATTAAATAGTTATGCTTAATGGACAACTTTATATCAATGGCAAGGATGCCTACCTTACGTGGGGCATCTTCTTAGATGAAACCGCCCTCAGTACGCTCATGACCCCTGCACCAAACAAGGAGTTCATCAGCAACAAGTATCGTTCAAAGGACGGAAAGTCAGTTATCAAGCACAATCCTAGATTGGATGAGAGGGAGATAACGCTGCCGTTCAATATGACCGCCAAGGACTCAGATACGTTCATGATGAACTATGCTAAGTTCTGCGAGGAGGTTCTTGCCAAAGGAGAGTTGGTTATCCGCACCCGATTCCAGCCTAATGTGTGGTATCGGTGCATCTATCTCTCCTGCACACAGTTCAGTCAGTTCATTCGGGAAATGGCAAAGTTCAGTCTAAAGCTCAACGAGCCAGACCCTAGTGACAGAGGTGAAACAAGTAAACATATACAAGCTAATGATTCAGATAAAGAGAAATAACAAGGTATTCTTCACATTAGAGGACTTCGGTGAGGGTTCTAAGCTGTCATATCAGCTTATGGACCACCACTATATCATATTGAAGTTCACTACGGCTACTCCTATCTATTTCGAGATTGGGGACTCCGTAGAGATTCCAGACTTCGGCTACTTTGAGCTTACATCATCATACTTCCCTAAGCACAATGATAGTGATGGCTACGACTACGAAATGCAGATGGATGCCTACTATATGTCTTGGAAGAATAAGATTTTCAAGTATCGCCCTCAGCACGGAGCCAACGAGACCTCGTTCAAGCTCACCACAACGGTAGGCGTACACATGAATGTTATACTCGGCAACCTAAAGGCACTAGGTCTTACGTACAATGGCAAGGATTTCTCCGTTGACTACACTACGTACAACAACAAGGCTTTCGATGTTCAGAAGAGATTCTTGATCGAGTACGGCTCCATCAGTATTCTTGATGCTCTCAACGCCATCTGTTCCGAAGACGCACTCAACTGCGAGTGGTGGATAGATGGTTCCATCATATACCTTGGATATTGCGAAATGGAAGGACAGACAATATTCGAACAGGATGTTAATGTTCTGTCTATGTCCTATTCGGAATCTAAGTCAACTTATATCACGAGACTGTACGCATTCGGCTCAGATAGGAATATTCCGAAAGGATATTTCACTGGTGCCGATGCGGACGTCACTACCGATGGTGTAGCTACCGATTACCTCATGCTCCCTAACAAGGAAGTGGATAGTGATGGTTTCTACGCCAAAGATGGCTACCTGGAGAATGTGAATGTCGTGAAGAACGACAAGCAGGCTATCGAAGGTGTCGTGATGTTTGAGGAGGAATATCCAAAGGTAGAAAGTGTAGTCAGCAGTATCAAGACCTATGATAGCACAGTTGATAACGATGATGGAACTAAGACTACACAGACGTTTTGGCAGGTCACTTCTACAGACTCTTTCACTAATAACTTCAAGGAGAGTTGGATAAAGAGTAACCTCACTTTAGGCATCAAGTTCACTAGCGGTGCTCTCATGGGTATGGAGTTCGATGTCAGCTTCAAGGTTATCGACAAGGTTAACTACTTCGAGATTGTGGCAAACGACACCTACGGAAGAACTCTTCCCGATGGCATTATGTGCCCAAAGGTTGGTGATAAGTACTTTCTGTTCAACTGGGACGCAACCAAGATTACAGATACGGACCTCATCCCTACTGCTCAGTTATCTCTGTTCGATAGAGCGAAGCAGTACTATCAGAAGACCATGATCAGCAATTCAAACTTCACCTGCACGATGGATGGCGACAAGTTCTACAATGATGGGATATATGATTACCATCCTCTCGGTGAACAGGTAAAGCTGATTAATGATATGTTTGCGCAGGTGGATGCAGATGGCAAGCACTACCGAAACTCTCGTATCATCGGAATGGAGATACCTTTGGATATCCCTTATGACCACCCTCAGTACACTGTAGGAGAAAAGGCTGCAACAAGCCGGTTGGGTAAGTTGGAAGACAAGGTTGATTCCATCAAGGTGAATGGAATGCAGATAGGCGGCACGGGAAGCGGTAATGGTGGAGGTGTCTATGTAATTGGCATGAACGATACCACTCCTGCATCCGATAGTAACGTTTATTCTGCTAGACGTTCTAGGATGGAGTTTATATCTAGGCTGCTGGATAACACAGCAAAGGGCACAATCACATGGGAGAAGGTGCAGAAGTTCTTGCAAGGCTTCTTCCTCGGTCACTCAAATGAGTTCAGTATAGATGGAGGCGGAAACGCTATCCTCTCTAGTGTGATAGTGAACTTATTGAAGTCACTCGACTTTAACGAAGCAGAGCAGAGCGGTTTTGCTATTAAGCAACGAAGTGATGGAAAGTTTCAAATGCTACTCACGGATTTGATAGTATGGGGTAAGGCGATTTTCAATACGCTGCTTATTCGAGAATTATCCTACGTTGGAGGTAACATTGTTCTCTCCCCTGCTGCTGGTAAGATAAGCTACATCAAGGAAGTATATAGCGACACAACTAATGAGCTGATTGGGTGGCAGTGCTATCTCTTAGCCGATGATGGAACGACCGCAACAATCAACTCATTCAAGGTGGATGACCAAGTTAGGTGCAAGACATTCAACATCAAGGCTGGTGTCTATGAGAACGTCAGCAACAAGGACTATTGGAGACTTGTCACTAAGGTATCTACAGAGAATGAGGTAATCACCGATGGTGAAGGTCACGAACTATATGACGGAAAGAAGTTCGCATGGATTCAGATTGCGAAGGACAACTGTATGGAAGGCTCGGACAACCCTGCTGTAGGTGATACCATCGTACTCATGGGTAACAGAAGCGACAAGAGCCGCCAGCACCTCCTGATGATGGAGACAGAGGGAGATTCCGCTCCTAGGTTCACCATGTATCGTGGTATCAACTCCTACTCTCTCAAAGATAAGTCTATCTTTGACGTTTCCTTCGATGGTATCAACATCGTGAGCAAATACTTCAAGATGATTAACGTCAGCGGAGAGAAAGTATGGACTCCCATATATCTCGGTGATTGGAAAGAAGGTACGGAATACAGCTACTACGATGAGGTTACATGGATGGGCACAAGGTGGCTCTGTATCTCTCAAGAAGGGCAGACCACGACCGATGAACCATCTGAGGAATCACCTTATTGGAAGGCGACGACTGCGGTTCTGAAAATCAAACTACAGCTTTATCACGACCTCGCTGCTGGTATATGTAAAGGGGAAACTCATACAGTTGTATGTAAGTTGATGCTAGGCGATAAGGACGTTACTACAGCAGTTAAGTCATGGGCTGTCTCCCGAAAGACAGATGATGCCGCAGATGATATTGCTTGGGCACTCAAAGATAAGGTCAAGAACTTCAAAGGCTCACTAGATATAACATGGGCTAATGATAATTCGGAAGATGATTTGGGGCATGGTGATGTGGCTTCGTTCACGTTCACCGCCACAACGAATACAGGTGATGTGCATAAGGCAACATTGGATTTATAAATAATTTGATTGTGAAACTTTAAAATAATTGATTATTATGATGTACGCAATTATCAACATAGAGAAAAGCCGCGAGATAGGCATTGACTCTACACACAGAATGACTCATGATAATGATGTTGTCATTACAGATAAGGAGCTTCGATTCTCTTCTGCCGTTGGTGATACGCTTGAGGAGAAGGCGAAAAACGTTAACGCCATCCTTGCAACAAGCGAGGATGTAGACATGTGGGATGCCGCATTCAAAAGCGGTAAGAACGGAAAGGAGGTATTGAATGGATAATATTTCACTTTCGGCTTCCCTTCCGATAAGACGTATCATTGATGGTGATACTCTATCTCTTTGGTTCTCTACTAATGGAGTTCCTCTGCATCAAGGATTAAATCCTAACGATTACCAAGCAACACCGCATTGGACAGAAGAAGCAGGAAAACACCCAGAGATTACACCTCATATAACATCAGCAACTAAGCAAGCTGTTACGCTGCTTAGTCATAAATGGAGTTATAATGGTGTAGAAATCGCCTTCAATAGTGGAACAGGATGGGTAAAGTCTTCTAACTTCGCAAATAAGTTTAAGATGAACACATCAACAGGAACACTCGCCATCATCGGAGACCTTGCATCAAAGGATAACCAGGATGCGGACGTAGTCAAGTATACTGGCATGGCAAGTATCGGCAAATCTTCATACGAAATGGAGAAGAGTATTGATATTCTAGTAACGATGCTCGGCTCAAGCGCATTCTTTGGCGGTATTGAAGCAAGCTCTACAATGCTTGGCGTTGTCGGTAATGATGGCAACGAGATTACCACTTCTACACTCAAGTTCTGGCTCAAAAATGCTGGTGGTGACGTATCTAAATACTCCGTAAGACTCTATCGTGGAAGTGATGCTACAGCTATTGCGACTATTGACAATGCAGCTAGTGGTGGAAGTATCACTATTCATCGTGATAAGACAGGAGATAATGATAAACTCTACGTAGATAGCCATCAGCTTTTTGTCGCAGAATTTATCGTTGACGGAACAGTGGTTTACCGCTCAGGTATCAGTATTGATGATTCGGCAGACCTCTATCAGCTGAAACTATCAACAGATAATGATTCCGTAAACTCTTCTGTAAGCTCTACCATCAAGGCACAAGTGCTTAATACATCAACAGGTACTGCTGCTACTCTCGGAAGTGGAACTATTATATTCACGATTCTTGATGATAACGATTTGACGGTTGTTAGAACTGCCACAAAGAACTTCAGCAACAATGCCGAGTTCAACGCCATAAGTTTCGTTGTGTCAAATGAAGACATGAGAGGGCTCGGTGTGACAGTGAATTGTGAATTGAATGGTACTGTTTTATAACATAAACTTATGAAAGATGGTTGAGTTTAAACAAAAATTCAGAAGACATTATGCTCCACTCACAAAAAGTGTGTCTCTTGTCTGCTTGGATAGTGGATGTCCGCTCATGCAGACTACGGATGGTGTCAACTTCTACCCAGACCGAACAAAGATAGCAAGTAAGATTCAGCCACAAGTCAATGCTAGTGCAAGCGATGATTCTTGGGATGCAAGTCGAAGTAATGCGTTTCTTACGAACATGGTTTGGTGGGTAAGCGTAAACAATACTTGGAAGAAGATTACCGAGGTTGAGTCTTGGAAGGGTTTGTATGAGTTAGATACTAGTGGAACTACAATGCGTGGCACTCTGTACGTAAAGAAGAATATCGGTGCTAATGACAGATGTCAACTTTACTTTGAAGGTGACCTCTACGACTACAGAAAGAATATTCTTCTGCACGTAACTACAGACCCTATTACATTGACTACGGCTAGTAATGCCGCAGATACATGGGGTGTCGGTATCGGTGTTGAAACAAACATAACATACAACCCTGCCCTTGACAAGCTCAGTCTGTATGAGTATATGGTCGCAAACAGATTGAAGACGGCATCCGATGCAGAACGCAAGAAATGCCTCGATGGGAATGAGTATCTTCGCACAATACCTATTGACGTGTACAGAGCAAAGACTAAAGTGACTACAGGGTATTCATTGGAGGTCTATCGTGTAGATGTCAACGGAAAACAGACGAAGATAGCTGTATCAACGAAGACCGCTCCCAACGAGCTTATGAGTATGTCACTCACGTCTATGGTTCTTGATTTGAGACAGATTGAAAAGAACGATTACATCATCAAGGTCATCGTAGACAAGAATGTTGTATCTCAGTTCCAGTTCCATGTAAACAGGATATATCCACCATTTGATTTTGGATTTGCAAATGTTGGTGGTATCGCTTACGGACAAAAAGTAAGACGCAATAGGGTATTCGCTCATTACAACAACATGCTTATTCAATATCCACAGCGCATCCTTAAAATCAGTTGGAAGACGATTGCTCATAATGAGGGTAATGTGACAACAGAAAAAAGATGGCAAGAAGGTGATGCTTGCGAGTATCTTGTTGAAGAGACAGGGTTGGGTGACACAGAGAATTGTATATTGGAGGATTGTGTTGATTACGAGCAGAAAGCTCCGCTTACGTATGCTGTTGGCTCTGACGGAAGCTATCTTACGGATAAAGACGGAAATCCTTATCTTATTGGTTAAATGTAATGTATGATTTTAAATTAAAATAATTATGACAAGATTATCAGAAGTACCTCAGATTGATTCAATGCATTCTTCTAATAGCTTCATCGTTGAAGCAGGAGGAAGTGAGCGAAGAATACCTCTGCTGAACCTAAAAGAGGAGTTAGCGTCAAGCATTACGACTCCTCCAGCAGTGTATTCACTCGAACAGAATAGTAATGTAGCGTTTAATGTATCTAACTATTGGGCTGCTTATATGTACACATCTTACATGAATGGTTTTCTCTTCAAGGTCGTAGCAGGTAAGGTGTATGCGGCATTGCTCAATGAATCATGGGATGCTTTTGCCGATGGTACAGCCATTGACAATATAGCTAAGTACGAAACTATGATGCGTGTTCCTAAATGCCACTTCAAGGGCGAGGGCACTAAAATGACCTTTGGCGGTCTTAACCCAGTGGCAGGCGGTCATACCTTTGATTCTCCAGAGTGGGTAGGTGCATACAAGATGTATGTTGATGCAAGCGGTGTCGGTCATTCAAGACCTAATGTTGCCCCCTCGCATTCTAAGACAATGAGTGCGTTTTGGGCATGCGCTCAGAAACTTCACTCTAACATGGGTTTGGCAAACTATCCGTTCCAATGCCTTATTAATGCGGTGTATCAAGCTTATTATGGCAACCTCAACTCACAAGTTGTTATCGGCTCGGGATTCCAACACTCTAATTGGGAAGCTTGCCGTGATGTACCGATGGGTAAGTGTATTTCTCTCGGTAATGGTAGCGGAAAGGTACTATACAATGACGCTACGCTCGGTAATCAATACCCAGTGAAGTTATTCGGATTTGAGGACTTATGGGGTAAACTTTGGGAGTTCCGTCCTGGAGTTCGTTTCTATATGGATGGCGAAACACGAAAAGCTGTCATATATAGCGGTAATCAAGTAAGCAATACCGCTAGCGGAAGAGAAGTCGTATGTCTTGCGACAGCTAACGGAGAGTATACCACCAAGATGGTACTCGGTGGGCATTGGGATATGATACCGACAGCAGTTGGTGGCGGTGATAACACTTACTATGCTGATGGCTATTGGGCAAGCAAGACTGGTGAGCTGCTGCAGGTTGGTGGTAACGCTCACTCTGGGTCTCGGTGTGGCGTTGCGTGCTCGCGCTCGCTTTTCGGTTTCTCGGATTCGTACTCGTACATCGGTGCTCGTTTGGCTTTCTTTGGCACGCCAGTTATCGTGAGCGGATCGCAGCTTGTGGCAATGTAAAAAGGCAGCTCGGCTGACGTTTACATAAGCCGACAAGCCCCAAGCAAAAAAGTGAAAAATTAATATAATAACAAGAATAAAAAACGAAAGATTGAAACCGCAAGGTTGAAAATCTCCTTTTAGGATTTCGTGGATTACACAAAATAAAAGTCAGCCCATTCCGTGCGTAAGTTTCTGCAACCACGGAGTGGGCAAAGAAAAGGTAATAAATCGTGGAGCTGCTGCAGGTTGGTGGTAACGCTAACAATGGGTCTCAGTGTGGCGTTGCGTACTCGAACTCGAATAACGGTTTCTCGGATTCGAACACGAACATCGGTGCTCGTTTGAATATCTACACAAGATTTCTATTTTTAGAATGACGATATATTTTGCTGTTCCTAAGTCGAAAGGCTACGAGATAGTCAAAGGACGAAGAGCACACGATTGAACCTGTCTCGATGGAGGGCATTCCTCATGATGTAAGCCCCGACAGAGCAAAGATGAAAGGCGTTGGGTATGAGTGGTCGGGTATGTCCTACTGCAACAGAGTCCCCTCTCGCAAGTAAGTGATACAGTTGTACGTATGTGCCGAAAGCCAGTGAGCCGAGAGTGTAGAAAGCCTAAGGCAAGCGTTTTTTTGAGATATTGGTTGAAATAAAGAAATGACGGACACACATGAGCTAGCGTATAAGCGCAAGGCAAAGCTCAGAAAGAAGAACAGAAAGGTCAAGGTGAATCTCGTTAGCAATATGACTAACCTCAACATTGCGGTAGGAAGGTCACGCAAGGGCAAGGAAGGTAAGAAGGGAGTTGTTGAATTTGATAAAGATTACGATAATAACCTTCTGAAATTACAGAAGAGTATCAATGATGGTACTTACCATACAAGTAATGGTCGTGATGTGTCGAAGCGATGCCCTTGTGGTAAGGTAAGACGATTACTTATACTTCCATACTACCCAGACCATGTAGAGCAGCATGGATTGATGCAGGTTCTTATGCCACCTCTTGTAAAGTATCTCTATATAGAGAGCGGAGCTAGCGTCAAAGGTCGTGGAATGATATACGCAAAACGAAGGACGGAACGTTGGATAGACGAAAATAAGTGGTGTGGCAGAATATTCTTCGTCAAGCTTGACTTCATCAAGTTCTATCATAATGTAGACCAGTTCGTCATATATGATTCGTTGTGTGCGTTCTTTACTGATAAGGGAATAAGAAGACTGCTGCATGAAGTTATCTTCGCCCTGCCGCAAGGTTTGGGTATCGGTCTATATCCTATTCAGACACTCACCAACTTCTTTATGAGTATCTTGTGTAGAATCGTAAGTGCTAAGTTCGATGTCAAGGTTGAAATATATTGTGATGATATAGTTATCCTTGGCAAGAATAAGAAGGAAGTTTGGAAAGCCGTGAACTTCATCAAGCAATACGCACACAATGTGATGCACCAGGAGTTGCATAGCAATATCGGAATGCAGATAATTGATGATACGCATTTCCTCGATTATGTTGGTTACCGATTTTATTTCAATCATACAGAACTGAGAAAACGCATGAAGGAGAAATTCAAGAAGAAAATGCACAACTTAAGAGACCCGATGAGAAAATACCGAGTAGCGATGAGCTACAAAGGTTGGTTGATGCATTGTGATGGTTTTAATCTGTGGAGACAGACAACAAAAATGGATAGTTTTGATGATTTCAAGATGCCAACTTTTGAAGAACGTGATGCCGATGGTAAGCGTATCTTCAAAGGACGCAAGGGTAATATTGGCATGATACTCAATCAGCCAATGACAGTGTTAGATGTAGAGTTTGGAGTAAAGTCACAATACGGAAAGAAAGGTTTAGCTAACCTCATACAGGTACAATGTGGCGGTGTTACATACAAGATGCGCTCAAACAACTCATATCTCGAAAAGCAACTGCAATGGTTCGTAGAGAATAAGCATATTCCCCTGAAGGGTTGGAAATTTATTAATTGGAACATGACAGGCGTAGGAAATCCCGATTACAGGATAGTCCGTCCGGATTGGACTCCAGAGATTGGTTTTTAATATTGTATAACTCATTTAATGTAATTATTATGGAATTGGTAAAGTCTATTTTTGATAACGCTCCTAAGACATTGGAGTATGAGGGTAAGAGCATCCGTATCAACTTTGACGTTGATGTTACAGAATTGGCTAGCGGTGGCACAGATAACGAGGAGTTAAAGCGTACTGCATTTTCAGCCTATGTCGTTCGTGTAGAGCAACCATTGGAACGTGGTAAGGTTATTGATGCGATTGTGTCTGCTGCCTACCCTAGCGACAAGATGCAAGCTATCATCAATAACCATTTCGCTAATCTTGCAAAAATTGCGGATGGCAAGAAGCTTGATGCCGATGATGAGGAACATGAAGCTGAGTATGATGCTATGCAGGAATGGCGCAAGAAAGCCAAGATCGTTGCTAGCGATGTGATGGAATCTTATTTGTCTAACATTTAATTAAAGGGAGGAAAAGGGTATGGGTGATAAAAATATTCACTTATCAGCAAGCTTAGGAATCGGAAAGAAACCGAAGGACGGAATGGATGGCAAGGACGCTATCAATATCGTGTTCTCGCCAGCAGAGCTTGTGTTCGATGCAGATGAGAATGGTAATCTTAAACAAGCTGAAAAGAGTGCTGAGATTAAGGTGTATCGGGGCACAACCGAATTGCAATATAAAACCGATTGGGATAACGATGCGGAAATTGGCGATAATTGTAGTGCGACATTGCTTGTTAACACTACAACCAATAAGCCAGAAGTGAAGATAAGTGGAATCACATCATCAAACATAGATGATGTAAAAGTTCCTGCTACATCGGGCGGCGCGAACGTTTCTGTTATTGTAGATAGTGTAAAATATCGTGCTTACCTTCCGTTTTCTGTTAACGTCAATACTTATGCTAACTTTCTCATTAGAGATAATAAGAAGTACATTAGTAAGTACACAGAGGTTAGCAACAAGTATGATGCCGTATCAAAAGAGCTTGATAATAAGGCTAATCAGAGTGATATGCGGAAAGTTGAGTCAACTATCGCCCAGATGCCAGACCAAATAAAGCTGGAGGTATATTCCAAGACATCGGGCAGACGCAACATGCTTGTGAATAGCGCATTCCGTAACCAAGACAGCGTGTTTATACATTCGTTAGCTCGCATCGAGAAGAATACAGGCGTTGATGGTGTGAACTGCATTCACAGCTCGGATAAGTATTCGGGAACTGGCGATGGTAACTATATCGGTGCTTTTTGGGATAGCACACAAAAGAATGGTGTTGTTACAAACATTCCTATCGTCAAGGGTAAGAAGTATGTATTGTCCTGTTGGATAAAGAGCGACAACTTAGACTTGCCGTTTAACATCGAATGCCTCTACATGAAGAGCATCAATCAGCAGAGCAGAGCCGATGCGAAGAGTGCAAAAAGCGAGTCTTTTAAGGTTACAGAAAAGAATAAGTGGCAGAAAATTACTTGTGTGCTTGATACCAACAACGCAGATGCAACCGAATATCTAGCCGTGAACTTCTGGAGCAATAATAAGAACGTTCCGAAGGCAGATGGTGCGACTGAATATCCTACATGTCACGCTTATATCTGCAAGCCGATGATGGAAGAGGGTGACACCTATAGCGGTTGGACGTTATCGGAAAATGATTACGATTATGTAGGCGGCAACATACTTGATAATACAAGGTCATTGGAGAAGAGCGGTAATCTTGAAACGGAGGATAGCGAAATTATCAATGAAGGCTACGAATACGCTTATGCCGTTGCTCATTCTAACAACACAACAAATACGTATATTGAGATGCTACAATGGAATATGGTCGGGCGTATCAATGATGGGCAAGACTATATGTTCTCTTTCCTCGCTAAGGGCACTGGTGTGGTTAGTACTTATCTTTGGAAGGATGGAACACCTAGTTTCTTTGTAGAGAGTTCTAACAATAAACATGATGCCGTATCGCCGGATGGCAATGTTGATTTCGAGCTAACAAACGAATGGAAACGCTATTGGGTACACTATCATCTTAATAAATCAAGCGGACACCCTATTCTCGAGAATCTGCTTATACGATGCTATAGTGGTAATGATGTATACGTCTGTCAGCCTAAGTTGGAGATAGGTGCGACCATGACTGAGTTTACCGAGCGCAAGACCGACTTGATAGACAAGGCATCCTTGAAGAAGGCTGGTATCGAAATCACCACAGATAAGGTTAAGCTTTATGGTGATAAGGTTGAGGTGGTTACAACAACGAAAAACGAAGATGGAACGTCTACCGATACTCAAACCGCCATGTTCAGCAATGGCAATCTCAACGCTGACTTGATTGAGACTGAGCACATTTACGCTAAGAGTAAAAAAAATGGCGATATAGCAGGACACTTCGGATATTATGATATTGATGAAGCCTATGACCTTGGTGAGAGTTTTCCGTTTTGGGTCGGAGCAAGTACTGCCGAAAAAGCACCATTCCGTATAAACAAAGATGGAACAATGTATGCAAAAAATGCTATGATAGGCTCATTTTTTGTTGATTACGGCTATTTTGGTGGAAAAGATTATCTAAAACAGACTATAGATGAATCCAATGGCAAATACAGCCATTACGCATTTGCCGGAATAGGTAGTGGATGCGGTTCATTCCTCATATCAGATGACAAAATATCAGGTGATGGCAGTGGATTTGAATCTTATGTGCGACTTTGTGAATATAATGGTTCGTTCACGGATAGTAACGGAAACAAGTATGATAATATTAACAAACCTGCATTGCAAGTCAGACAGTCGTTATCCAGTTTCCCTTCAAAGAATGTTACCGCAATAGGAGCGAGAATTAAGGCTAAAGGAAGGTCAGATGGCGAGAGTGTTGCTTTAGAGGTAGATGCGGCGAACGGATTGAAAAATCATGCCATCAAAATAAAAAATGGTGACGTAGCTGGTTTCAGAACCTGTATTCAATCTATAAGCCAAAGCATAAACCTCAATGGTGCAAACGAAGATATGTTTGAGTCTGGCATGGTGTTGATATGTAATAATAACAGCGATATAACGATAACGCTGCCATCACATGGAATAAATGGAGATAACTTCACGTTCATCAAGGCTGGTAAAGGTAAGGTTAATGTCGTTCATCCAACAAATTCATCTCTCTATCATCAAGCGAATGGATCTACTGGTACATTCGTATGTACGTCTCAATATGAGCATGTGCATCTGATATATTACAATCTCGAATGGTATTCAGAATGCAGTAGAGATTAAAACTCTCATATAATATGCAAGGCGGTTTACTACATAGTGACCGCCTTATTCTTTTCTCGTCCGTCTGGGAAGTGTGTTGCATTGAACTTCTCTATAGGTTCTAATATCATGTCTGGGAAATATGGTGCATCAGAACCACCGCAAGAAGGCACTACTTCACTATAATCGCCTATTGGTATCGGAATGATACTTCCCTTGCTAAGCTCTAAAGCTTCCTTAACTGCAAAGGGATTAGCTATCTTCTCCTTCATCGTCATTTGACTTCTGCCTTTAAATGGTATCTTCATAATTCTAATGGTTTTGGTTCATTTATAGCTAAATCCTTGCATTCCAAAGGAATATCATGCACACTATTACCAATAAATTCACATCCCTCAATGGAGATAGCTTCCTTAAACTTGTCTACACTAATAAGCTCAATATCAGAAGCAATATTAACTTCATACGGAAAATAGGTTATGATACCTATCATTTCGCCACGTTCTAATTTCTTGAAGTTTTCGTACTTTTCGGAATCTTCTTTTGATGGTTCTTCTACGTTCTTGGTATCTATAAGTACTACCATAACGTCTCCCCTAATTCCGATTTCATCTACGAATACTCCTCTATATGTATCATATTTTTTAATCTCCATAATCTTAATGTTTTAATTTCTGCCGCAAAGATACGAAAATAATCTGTAAGTGCAATGTTTCTGTTACCAAAAAATGATAAAATGGTAACAAAAAAATCGGTAACAGAACTTTCAGATTGTTACTTTTCGCAAAGTTTAACACAAAAATATTCTCATTTTCTCTGGTTTTGTGCAAAAAAGTGTATCTTTGCAACATCATTTAATTTAAATCAACGAATTATGAACAATTAACTATAGACAAAAGGAGGATTAATAATGACACAAGAACAAGAAGCCGAAGTCCAACGATTGATAAAGGACATTGATGCGACGGAGATGATGAGGATGCTCATGAAGCATGGTAACGTCCAACGGTGGATAAAAGACATTGATGTGACGGAGCTGATGGGGATACTCATGAAGTATGGTAACCGATATTCCAGAAGAATCTTGAAGTTCTTCAGATGGTTCTGCAAATACGTTCCAATAATTATTATGTGCTTACACGCATACGGAATGTGGGATTTCTCGCAGCATCCAAGGGAAATGTTCATAACAAACAATGAGAATTTTCCCTGCTATTTATTTATCTACTTTATGGTGTACATCTTGCCGATGGTTTTGATATTAGCAAGCCGATTCTTCTACCTATGTTGGAGATATAGAATACCCTTCTTTTATTTCTTTGGTGTGAATGCTGCTCACATCGTTGAATGGAGTTGGTATACAACTCAAGATATGATTGATTCCTGCTTTACTATTATGATAGTAACAGCAATGTTTTATATATACGGATTCTTCGACATGTTTATCAGTAGAACCAAGTTAGGACGTAAAATCTGTGCATAATGGGAAAGATACTAAATTTTAAGATACTTGGAATAGCTCTGAAGTCGCTGAGTGACGCATGCTTTAAGGCTGATGAGCAACAGCGAAATGGTGAGAAAATCACCGCATGCGGAATGAGTGATGATGACCTGGATAGATTGTGCGACATCATTCCCGATATGCTCAACCCGATGATGAGCACCGAAGAAGTTAAGGATAAGCTGCACGTTTCCGATGCTACCCTTAACAGAATGGTGGCTAGGGGCGATTTGCCCAATGGCGAGTGCAAGAAGCGTGGGCATACGAGATATTGGAAGAAGTGGGATATACTACACTTCATTAAGAGTAAGAGAAAATCATAACGTATAAGCCCTATCGCAGTACGGATAAGCGAACATATATGAGTATGGATTATATGTTTTGTACTTTGATTATAGTAGCGATGCTAGTAAGCATTAACAGCACGTTCATTGCATACCTATACTATTCTTACGAGTATAAGAAGGTCGATAAGTACTTCTTGACTTGGGTAACGATGTCAACTATGATGTTGATAATGTGGTTCGGGGAAGGATTGTATCTGTATCTAACAAATTAATGATGAAAAATTTGGTGGTTTCGGAATTATTGTCTATCTTTGCAATGCTTTTTGAGCATCGCATATTTGAGCATCGCATTTCCGAGCAGAAATGTGATATTTCCCCTATACTATTGGCGTAGTATAGGGGATTTTTGTTTTAATTCCAAATTTCGATGCTTTTTAAAATACAATATTTCGAGGAAATTATATACAATTATATACAATATTTCTTCAAAAATATATATATGCGTTTATATGAGTGCATAAAGTTTTGCACTTTTTCGCAATAACTATTTGATGATTAAATATTTTGTTGTATATTTGCAGCGTTATTATTTAATCATTAAATAGTTATAGTATGGCAGATAGAATTAAAGATATTGTTGTAGGCGTAGTTCTTGCACTCCTCGCCTATCTTAAACCGATTGAGGGCGAGTTGTCTTCGCTTATGATCGTCTTCACCCTCAACTTTATTTTCGGTTATCTTAGTGGCATGATTGCAAAAGGAGAGAATTTCGAGTTGAAGAAAGCAGTTGTGTGCATCGGTCACGCTACCGTGTTCTTCGTCCTTTGTGCAGCAGTATATGCAATCGGGCGATTCAAAGGACAAATGGAAGGTTCCGTTCAATGTGTTTCCTTTATCTCGTATCTAGTATTGTGGTTCTATGGATGCAATATTCTGAAGAACTTGAAACAGATATTCAAGAAGGGTACGCCTCCTTGGTATGTTGTTAGCTTTATGTACTACCTCATGCGCTTTAAGTTTATCGAGAAGATTCCATATTTGTCAGACTATCTAAATTACACGGAAAAGGAGGAAAAGATATGATGTTAGCGATTATTATGGTGGCAGCTATTATAGTAAGCATTATTGTATTTGGTTGCATTATTCAAGGAAATGATTATAGCGAGGAGGAGAAGTAAACATGGCTGATTCTAGTAAACTCGTTCCGTTTATCCTCAGTTGGGAAACGGACAAATATACAAATAACAAGCATGACAGGGGTGGTGCTACAAAATACGGCATTACCCTTGCTACCTGGAGGAGAGTCGGGTACGACAAGAATGGCGATGGTGTCCTTAACGAAGAAGACGTGAAACGCCTTACTGAGGAAGACTTTCATCGAGTTTTTAAGCAGAACTATTGGAACGCTTGCAAGGCAGATAGAATACAGGATCAGAGCGTAGCCAATATGCTGGTAGACTTTGCTTATAACAGCGGAGTTAGTAAAGCTGTAAAACATCTACAACTTGTATTAGGTATAACAGCAGATGGTATTATCGGTAATAAGACGCTGTATGCCATTAATAAATCAAATGGAAAAAGACTATTCGAAGCCTTCAAGAAAGATAGAAAAGCTTATCTAAAGAGAATCGCAGTCGGTGACCAGAAAGGTTTTCTTAAAGGATGGCTTCGCAGACTTAGCTACATTACGTATGGTAATCTAAAATTGAATAAATGATGAAATGGTATGATATAAGATATTGGAAATGGGCAACCATCACCCTAGTGGTAGGTCTTGCGCTTGTTTCTGTCTTAGGGTGCAGCACTCCTAGAGCAGTAACTACACAAACCTTCATCACAGACAAGCAGAGTGAAAAGAAGTTCGATTCTCTCTTCACTACCCGATTGTCTTATGCCTTCGAGCAATGGCAACATATCCAAAAGCGAGAAACAGAAAAGGCTACAAAAGATAGCAGCTATGTAAAAGATAGCACTGCAACCAGATATGATGCGCAAGGGAATAAGATTGGTGAAGATCGTTTTCATTACGAGAGTCACTATTTATTTGAAAAGGAACGAAGAATGCTCCTCGATACTATCAGTATATATAAAGCATACAAAGATAGCTTTATATATTACAGAGAAAGATGTGACTCCTTATCAAAGATTGGTACCTCTCAGTTCTATAAGATTAACGCTCCTTCTATAAAAGAGAAATCTCTGTCAAGTATGCAGAAGATATTCTTAAAAACGGGGCAGATGTTTTGGTTCTGCTTTATACTCATAGTTATGTACTTATTATATATATCAAGGAAGAAAAAGAAATGTTCTTAGAAAAGTTGTTTAATTAAGGTTTTAAGATTTATTTTTGGATAACTAGGGCGACTACTCGTGATGAGCGGTCGCCCTTTTTGTTTGCAAAGTAAATTCTTCCGTTCTAAGAGGATAAAAAATGAGCCTACCTACTATCACTATAAACCGCTGATTTAGAGCCACTAACGAAAACTATGATAGCCTTATAGCTTATTTTAAAACAATTTTCTAACTTTGCACACGTAACGTTACAAATAGTGTTAGTTAAATATTAAGGTTAAATTAAAAATTCGGGATATGGAAAGTAAAACTTACGTGTTCAATCCAGAGAGCGGCACAAGCGGCACAGGCTCTAATGGAATCTTGGCTATGCTTCCTGCACTCATGCAGAGACAGGGTGTTGACCCAGGTCTTATTGCACTCTTGAACAACCGTGGAAACGGAAATGGTTGGGGTGAAGACATCTTTGCTATCCTTTTGTTGTTCATCCTTATGGGCAATAATGGTATGGGACTCTTTGGAGGTAATCGCTGCATGGGTTCTAACGGACAGGGCGGTGTTATGCCAATGCTTAACAATGATGCCAATACTGCCGTTATCATGCAGGCAGTTCAGCGCAACGGCTTTGATGTTCAGAGCTTGGCTACAGCCCTCAACACATCAAGTGACGCAGTCATGGCTGCAATCAATGGCTTAGGTCATCAGATTTGTAACCTCGGCAATCAGATGGGCATGAATGCTAATCAGATTTTGACTGCTATCATGCAGGGTAATAATGCCATCGCTACTCAGTTGGCAGAATGCTGCTGTAAGACCAACAACGCCATAACTGCTATGGATGGCAACCTCAAGTTGTCTATCTGTCAGCAGACCCACGCCATCAATGATACGGCAAATGCCAATGCTTTGATGCTCCGTGACAAGGCAGATGCTAACAATCAGTCTGTCTTGGCTAAGTTGGATCAGATGCAGACACAGGCAATGCAGGATAAGCTCGATGCTTTGAGAGAGAAGAATAGTGCTCTGCTTGCTCAGATTTCAAACGAGCATCAGACACAGGCTTTGCAGTCTTATCAGGCGCAGGTCATCACACCAGTAAATGCAGCTTTGGCTGCACTGCAGGCAGAGGTGGCTGGTATCAAGTGCAAGTTGCCTAATACCATCAGTGTTCAGTACCCTCAGTACGGAGTATTCAACAAGGACGTTTATACTGCTGCCGCCATGGGAGCTTATGCAGGTGATGTAGCGGCTTCTCGTTCAACTGTAGGATGCGGTTGTTAGGAAAGGAGGTAACTATGTTCCCTTTATATCCATTCAATCCATTTATTCCAATCGGTCAGAGAAACCAAATCAAACGTATTGATGTAGGCGGTATCTATGAACTGAAGACAAATGCTCAACAGGTCACAGATGCTAGTGTAGATTATGGTATCAATCCTTGCTACTACAATGCTTTGCCTTGCGAGTGCATTGTACTCTTGAAGATACATCAAGGAGTTGCCGCAGCAAGTGCAGCACTTCCTGTCACAATCGTAACTCCAAATAGTGGGTCGACCACTATTAACGGAACCGCCAACACTAGCGGAACTACTTCCGGCACAACAAAGGTGCCAGTTGTTGATCATGTAGGTAAGGCAGTGACGGGAGCTAGCGTTTCTGAAACTACGGAGGCTTTGGCATACATCAATAAGAAGAGCGGTATTATCCGACTGCTTGGGTTTCAGCAGCCTACAGGCGGCTAACAGAGTATTAACTATGGGACAGACTGAAAAGTCTGCCCCTTTAAAAGAGAAAGAAAATGTTTCAAGGACTAAGACAGTCTTCTCTCTTCTACATCTTAGACAAGGGAGGAGAAAAGCCGACTCTAAGAATCGGTCAAGTAATATCGGTCAGCAATCCTCAGCAGAAATATCCTAGCTACGTGCCAGGACAGACTCCGACATTGGAGACGACCGTTGATGTTAAGGTACAAGTAGAGGACCAGCAGGTCAATTTCGAAAAGCTGCCATCTACGGCACAGATAGTGAACTTCGGCAATGAAGGTGTTGTTGTCAGTGACAGCAGAGAAGCTATGTGCGCAGAGATTGATGCTATGTTGCGACATTCAAAGGGAGTCGTGGAAAGTGTAGATTACCACAATGGAGTTATAAGCTCCTGCGAGGAAATGCTCACTAGAATCAACCCACAGATTGCTAAGGAAAAGCAGCAGGAAAAAGACATCAATAACCTCAAATCAGAGGTCAGCGGCATGAAGGGAACGCTATCCAATATTGAATCCATGCTGTCTAAGGCTTTGAGCGGTAACAATTTTAAAAAGTAATTGCTATGGGATATATGGTAGAAATTACGGAAAACAAGTTCGATGAGCTTGTTGACAACTGCGAAGAAATGGTTCGAGCAGGTGGCAAGGTTATGAAGTGCTTGGATAGTTTGAAGCGCGAGCGTATGGGTAATCGTATGCCAATGCCAGACTATCGTGACAAGTGGGATGATGATGATTGGCGCGACGAAGACCGCTATGGAGAGCGACGCTACTTTGGTCGCCGTGGCGGTGGACGCTACTAATGTTTAATTCGGTGGTGGGGATTTTTCCCTGCCACCCTTAAAAGAAAGAACTATGGTAAAATGTAGAATGCCTTTGGATGCTTACGATATGAAGCCAGAAGGAATGATAGCATATCTGAGATATAATGGCTGGCACTTCAACAAGAAGGCTTGCGAATGGGCAGTCAGTCAGATGAGAAAATACAACCCTGTCTCCAAAAAGGATGAGGAGGTTGAATACATGGATAAGGATAAGGTTGAATCCATCCTTACCAAGCAGGGAGTAACGCTTGAAAATAATGTAGGCTATGATCATGTCTATGTGGCAAACATGGTTAAGGCTGATTTCTATAAGTCTTCCATCGAGGACGAAGCTCACATGGCTTTGTTCGTGAAAGATATGGTTGATGATACCGATCAGAAGGATGGTTTCATCTTTAACAGATTCTATGCCGATTGCAACCATAATGGCATCGGCATTCCATGGGATGATATTTTATGATAAGTCAAGAGATATATCTAGAAAAGTACGATTGGAAAGTTCTTGTGTTTTACGGTTTGGAATCATCAGATACCGATGAGGTATGCAACTCCCTTGTGCAGATAGGCTGCACAGAAAAGGCAGTCGAAAGCGCAAGGGAGCATTGCTTACGAGGAATGCCGAACACAGGTCTAACCTACTCCAATCTTGCAGGTAGAAAGAGTGTGGTTGCTATTAGCAGGACCACATCAGAATATGAGTTCGTGAATACTGCCACACACGAAATGTTTCATGTTGTCACTCATATCTGCGAATCACTAGGTATTGACTTGAAAGACGAAGAGCCTTGCTATATGATGGGATGGCTCTGCCAGGCAGTTAGTAGGATATTCATTTAAAATTTAGAAATATGACGGACATTAAATTAATGGTGGATGCTGCAAGGCAGCTAAACCAGACTTGGAACGAATGCAGCAAGAATGCTGAAGAAGAAAGTACACCCGAAGTGTATAACGCTATGTGTGAGGTTGATGAAGCTGTTATCAACCTCGTTGAAAAAATCAGCCTTTGTTTAAAGGAAAAGGCAATTGTTGATATGTATGGAGTCTCAGAATTATCAAAAACGCATAAGTCAATTATAGAGAGAAGCAAGGTTTAAAACCATGTAAAACAAATTTACTAAATTTCAATAGTGTTCTATAAACAACTGACAGCCAATTAGTTGCCGTTTTAGTTATAGTTAACACCATTGAAGTTTAGTTAAGTTAATAAAAAGTTAAATATTCAACCTAAGCCTTTCTAAGCCCCTCTTTTTCCTTCTCCATATAACTACACCAAATTACAAAAATAGCACAACACACTGAAAATCAACTATTTAAACAATTTCTAGATTATTCTGTAATA